GACGCGCGGCAAGAACTCCAAGTATCGTCCCGAGACCCACGTGCCCTACCACCCAAAGGCGCGGACCAAGCGCGTACTGTCGAGGGGCAGGGTCTACACGTACCGACTCGTGCGCAACGCCAGGTTGGTGCTCGAGGCCGAGCTGAACGGCCTGCCGCTGGAGCAGCTCGTGCGCTGTCTTCAGAGCAGCAGCCTCGCCAGTACACTCGAGTTCCTACCGCCGAACGTCGAGGTCCACCACAAGAACGGCGACCCGACGGACGACCGCCCCACGAATCTGGAAGCGCTGTCCAAGGCGGAGCACGCACGGAGGCACGGAGGCGAGAACCGGCAGCACTTCGGCAATCAGCAGACAGAGGTGGACAGCATCACGTCCATCACGCCGCTGGGCGTGCGGCCTGTGTACGACCTCGTCATGGCCGACCCTGACCGGAATTACGTTGCTGGCGGGTTCGTGGTGCACAACTGCGGCAAGACGGCGACGCTCAGCGCGGTGCTGGAGGTCCTCGAGCACAACGGCATCGACACGGCCTGCTGCGCCCCGACCGGCAAGGCCGCGCAGCGGATGAAGGAGCAGACCGGCCGGGAGGCGATGACCATCCACCGGCTGCTGGGCTACGTCCCGGGGCAGGGCTTCCGGCACGACGACGGCGAAGTGGCCTACGACGAATCTGGAAGAGTCGCCGGCGGGCCGCTCGACGTCGGCGCGGTGGTCGTGGACGAGTCGAGCATGGTCGACACCGGCCTGTTCCACGCGCTCGTGCGGGCAATCCCCGACAACGCACGGCTGATCATCGTCGGTGACGTCGATCAACTCCCGTCGATCGGCGCCGGGAGGGTGCTGCACGACGTCATCGAGTCTGGAATCGTCCCGGTGTGCCGGCTTTCCAGAATCTTCCGGCAGGCGAGTGAGTCACGTATCCCCTACGTGGCGCGCGACATCAACCACGGCCGCGCTCCGGACCTGGGCGCCGGCGGCGACGTCATGTTCATCGGCGAGGACCACCCGGAGACGCTGGCGGACTGCATTGTGAAGGCGGTGGGTACCGTGCTGCCCTCCGCGAACCCCGCGCGCGGCCGTCGAGCCTACGACCCCATCAGTGAGGTCCAGGTGATGGCGCCCCAGAAGGGCGGACCCATCGGCGTCGAGCAGCTCAACCGGGCGCTACAGGCGCGGCTGAACCCTGGCTCCGATGAGGATGGGCTGTGGATTGGCGGTGGGTACCGGGCGCGCCTCGGCGACCGCGTCATCCACGTGAAGAACAACTACAAGCTGCTGGTGTTCAACGGCGAGATGGGCACGGTGGTGGCGGCCGACTTCAAGGGCATCCTCGAGGACGAGCTCCAGGACCTCGGGATGGTGGCGACCGACGAGGACGTCGACGTGATCTCGGTTGCCATCGACGCGGCCGGCCGGTCGGACCGCGTGGTGGTGGTGGAGTACGACGACCGGAAGGTCGCGTACACCAAGGCCGACGTCCGGGAGCTGCTGCTGGGGTACGCCATCACGGTGCACAAGAGCCAGGGCTCCCAGTTCCCTTGCGTCGTGCTCCCGGTCCACGAGCAGCACAGCTTCATGCTGACGCGATCGCTGCTGTACACCGGCGTGACGCGGGCGTCCGAGCTGGTCCTGCTCTATGGGCAGGGTCACCAGGTGGTCCGGGCGGCGCAGAACACCCGGGGCACCGAGCGGCGGACCACGCTGCAGGAGCAGCTGCAGCATGCGATGTCCGACGAGCAGTCGAGTCCGGACCTAGCTAACCCTGACTTGACTGGTCCGGACTCGCGTGTTGTCGTGTCCGACGATGACGAATCCCGCATTGGCTGGTTCGACCAGCTCTGAGCACACCAAAGTCGAGAAGCTCCCCGGACCATGGCGCAGATTCGTTGCGGCCGTGAAGCGCGCCAGGGACCGCAAAGGTCTGTCGCAGGCCCAGGTCGCCGAAGTGATCAAGGTCGAGCCCGACGTGATCAAGCGCCTCGAGAACGGCAAGGCCGAGCCCGGCATCGTGCTGATCGCCGATCTCGTGCGCTACCTCGAAGTCGACCCCATGAACGTGATCTACGGTCAGCGCAGCGCCAAGCTGCAGAACCTGACTGCGGTCGCGGCGCCGGCGCCCGAGGCCGCAGCACCTCGACCCGAGATCGAGGTTCCGGAGGGATTGTGATCGAACAGGTCAAGAAACTGCTGGTGCGGCGGCTGACCGCCGAGCTCGAGGCTGTTCTCAGCAAGCACGCGGCCAAGAAGGTCGCCGAGCACACTGCGGAGAACGTGGCGGAGGAAGTGGTTACGCTGATCACCGGCCGGCTGAACGCCGTGCTGGGGCGCGACCAGGCGGCGGGGTGAGTAGCAGTGCCAGACCTCATCGACCAGATCCTCGAAGGACCGCGGAAGCGACTGCACCCTGGCGGAACGAAGGGCAAGGGAACCCGCGGAGGCAAGGGCCGTGACTTCCAGGTGAAGTGCGCGACCACGAAGGAAGAGCGCGCCGTGTTCCAGAAGGCGATCGTCGCCGAGCTGGGAGGCGAGCCCGGTCCCGGCCTGCGCATCCTGCTGATCCAGCTCGCCAAGAAGCACCAGCTGCTGTCGGCGGACTACGCGGAGGACTAAGAGTGGTGAACCACGAGGACTTCTTCCGAACGGCGCCAAACCCGGGCAGCAGGCAGTGCCCAAGCTGCAACGGTCTCCGCACGGAGCGGTTCGACGAGGCATGTCCATGTGGAGAGACAGCGTCCCCTGAGATGCTCGACTACCGGGTCTCGGACTGGGACTGGGCGCAGTGCCCTCCCGACATGGTGAAGCTCGGAGACGAGTGGGTCTCCATGCGCCGGTGCGCTCACCCAGGTTGCGAGGAGCGGACGGTGGTCCACGAGTTCGAGTGCGCTGAGCACGGCGGGGAAGACTCGGCGGCGATACGGCAGTCCGACGAAGCTCGCGCAGCTCAGGCAGCGACCTTGTTCGTCGTGATCTACCGAACCCGCGGCGCGCAGGACGACGTCATCGGTGTGTTCAGGCGGGATAGCCTTCCCGTCTTGGAGCTGGACCGGGAGGCGCTCGAGGTCTTGCCCGATGGTCGGATTCGGCGTGAGGGGGACTGGTGCCCGCTCAAGCAGCGAGACAAGGCTCTTGGTGAGTCATGAGCACGAGAAGCTACTCAGCGGACCACGTGGATCGGATGCTAGAGACGCAGATCGCCTACGCCCAATCAGAGGTGCGTGACGCTGCTGTCACCCTGCTCGACACCGCCACCGCGCCGGCGACTTCCGTTGCCGTTGCATACCGCCGCGCATTTGCCGGCCGCATTCCCGCCATGGGCGAACAACTCGCCCTCGCGATCTGAAAGGTTCAACCAATCATGACGACATACTACACAACCAACGGCAGCGTCCGTGGCTGCTGCGGGCACAAGCACCGGTCGGTCTACACTGCGGCAGAGTGCAAGTGGCGCGACCAGCGCGGCTGCAAAGTTCAGGGCGGGTACAGTGACCGCGAGGTCGTCCGCGGCGACGGCGAGCCCCTCGACGAGTGGGAGATGGAATACGCCTACTCCGAGAACAAGGAGGTCTGAGATGGATGCCTGTCCAAGCGACGCGGCAAGCTCGGTTGCTTGCGGACACCTAAAGGGGGTTCCAGCCGCCAGACCGTGGTGGTGGTGAGGGATGGTAGTGTGCGAACCCGCCTGCTATCGCGGATCGAAGCGGCCCGCCTAATGGGGATTGCGCTCGACGCGAAAGGCCGCTTACCAGATAGCTCTCGCCCGTTCTTCCTCGCGGGGTTCTCGTATAACGACTCATACTTGGCGATGGGGGACGGTGTGGCAGTGCCGGTCGTGGCGCACCTCGCCTCGAGCATTTTGAATGAGCTTGCCGCTCGCTCGGCAGAAGCCGAGCGCATTGCTGAGGCAGGCAAGGCCAAGCCGGGCGGGCGAGCGGAGACCAAGAATCCGTTCCTGAAGAGGGTTGATCAACACATTGCGGCTTGGTCCGCCTCCGCACAATAGGCGCGCCGGGATGGGTTTTGATCAAGCTGCACCTTGTCGTCATCGCGGAGCCCCGTCGGACGATCTAGTCAATCAAGTTGTCAATCTTCTAGAGCGAGTAATTGCGAAAGACGATGCTCTCCTTCGAGCCAACGGACTCAGACACCTCGCTTGGGTCGGTTGTCGACGGGGAAGGGGGGAACGGCGAATGAACGGACGCGAAACGCGCGTTTTCGTGCGGGTCACGGCAGCCGACTTCGCCGCAGCCGACGGAGGGGACAACAGAATGAGCACTTTTACTCAGCAACCGCTGCTCGATCGGGTCACCGACAGCATCACCGACTCGATCATGGACGAGATGCCCGACGATCTGTCGGACGACGTCAACGACGGGGTTGTGCGCGGCGCCAACCGAGCAGCACGTGAGATCGTCGCGATGCAGCGCCAGGGTCCGGCCGCTTTGGCTGGTCTGGCTAAGGCTTTTCTCAGCGACGTGGCTCAACGGAGCGCCGCCGACGGTGCGTGCGTGGTCTGTCACGCCGAGCTCGACGCGGAGGCGTGTGCCGAAGACTGCACGGCCGCTGCGTTGCGAGCGGTTATCGGCACGACAACGGACGGGAGTCGCGATGAGTGACAGCGGGCCGCCCCTGTTCCGGTGCTCGGTGTGCGGGTGTCCCGCCGGGGACCACCGTTTTCGCCGGGGTGCTCGCCGCGAGTGCCACTGCGAGTGCCGTCAAGCGCGAGGGCTACGACGGACTGGTCGAGGCGGACTGTGGATGCGCGTGTCGACTCGGCGACCTGGCGCCGTGCGACGGACTCAAGGACGATTGCCGCCCTGGCTACGCGGTGGAGCCTGGCGACCCCGAGTGGGCTGAGCACGAGGTCGACTCTGGTTGGGACTTCGTGATCGTGCCAGGCATTCGCGGAGGCAGCGACACGTGAGCAAGCACGTCGTCGGCCTGTCGGGCGGCAAGGACTCGACGGCCCTCGCGCTCCGGCTCGCCGAGCTCGAACCCGATCGCGAGTTCATCTACCTGTGCACGCCGACCGGTGACGAGCTGCCGTCGATGACGGCGCACTGGGAGAAGCTCGAGCGCCTGCTCGGGCAGCCCATCGTCCAGCTCCGCAACCAGACGCTGGACGCGTGGATCGACCACTTCGATGCACTGCCGAACTGGCGGCAAAGGTGGTGCACGAGGCTATTGAAGATCGAGCCGACGCTGGCCTACCTGAAGAGCCTCGAGGACCCGGTGCTCTACGTCGGCCTGCGAGCTGACGAGGAGGCGCGCCAGGGCATCTACAGCGAAGACGTCGAGACGCGCTTTCCGCTGCGGGAGTGGGGCTGGGGACTCGAGGAGGTCGTCGGCTACCTGAAGGAGCGCGAGGTCAAGATCCCGGAGCGGACGGACTGCGCCCGCTGCTACGGCCAGCGCCTGTCCGACTGGTACAAGCTGTGGGCCCGGCACCCGGAGATCTACGAAGACGCCGTGCAGCAGGAGCAGCGCATCGGCGCCACGTTCCGGTCGCCCCGGCGTGACACCTGGCCGGCGCAGCTCGTCCAGCTCCGTCGGCGCTTCGCGGATGGCGACACGCCTCGCGGCATCCCGAAGGACGGCGTGCTGCCGGACGAGGAAGAGGATGGCGCCGACGCCTGCCGCGTGTGCCGGCTGTAGCCAGCCCGACGGCTCAGTCCTCGCCCTCGAAGTCGAACCGGTCTTGACGTATGACGTACACCCGGTTCCGGAACTTGCCGTACTTGCGGATGGGACTGAGCCTGCCCGCCGTGCCCGCGACACCGACGCGCAGCACGCCGCTGCGCCGCATGTCTACCCAGACGCGGCTCGGCGGCAAGCCCTCCTTCCGCAGGAGCTTGTTCGCCTCGGTGCCCACGAGCCACAGCTCGTCGGCGTTCGGGCCGGCGCTCTCCACACCGAACAGTTCTTGGTAGGTCTTCTGGTAGATGACGCTGCGCCCCGCTTCGGAGCCGGCGTCGATCCAGCGCTTGCGGTTAGCCTCGCGGTGGTCCCGAAAGAGCTGGAGCGCCCGCTCGACCACGGTCATCTGCTCCTCTTGGTCGGCCGCGATGAGCTGCGCAACGTGGATTGCGTCGTCGATCGCGCCGTGCAGCGCCTGGTCGCGCGTCGCGCCGAAGAACCACTGCGCCGCGAGCATCTGCGCAAGCGCGATTGCGGCCAGCGCCGAGCTCCGGCTCCGGAGCCCCTCGGTGTTCTGGTTGATCTTGTCGCGGATCATGCGGTGCCGTTCGCACAGCAGCGGCGCCGCGCGCGGGTCGCGGACCAGGTCGCGCAAGTGCTCGATGAAGCGGAAGCCGCCCCACCCGTGATGGTTGCCTTCCATCCACTGGTGAATGGCCTCGGCGCTCGCGCTGTCCAACGCGGGCGCGTTGAGTTGGAGCACGCGGTTCGACTGACCGCCGAGGTCGATGCGGCCGTTGCCGATGATCGGCTCTTCGCCAGTCATGCGGATGATGGCACGCCAGCTGGTGATCTCGTCGTGCAGGCCGCCGGTCTTCGTCGCCCGCCCGCGGCCGCGCTCGAGGCACAGCGCGTAGATGACCTGCGCGTGGTCGTCGTTGGTCGATGCCTGCAGCTCGTCGAACGCGACGGTGAGGTCGTCGGTGTACTTGAAGATCTCGACGAAGGACTTGTCGGTGCGGTTGAACGTCGCGGTCAGCGCGTGCGGATCGCCCCATGCGCTCATCGCGAACTTCATCAGCGCCGTCTTGCCTGAGCCGCTGTCCCCCCAGTGGTGGATGATGAACGTGCGGTGCTTGATGAACCGCAGCAGCGGCGCAGCGAATGTCGAGAAGCAGAGCCAGCGCGGCACGGGGCCGGCGCCCGCGACGTCCCGGAGCTTGGCGAACCACGCCTCCTCCGAGCCGGACAGCGCGTAGCCCTTGGCGTGGCCGCTGTCGGCGCGAGGGTCGGGCTCCACGTTGGTTCCGGCCGGCCCGATCCACGAGCGGCCGAGCAGCCACCCCCATCCGCGTTTGTTGGACAGGTCGTCGTCGAGGTCCACCTCGTAGGCGCCGGACCGCGTGCCCATCAGGACGCGCGGCAGCGACGGCGCGTTCTCGTGGAGCGCCTTGTCCAGATACTCCTCGACGAGCTGGGCGTTCCCCGTCCGCACGGGCAGCCCCAGATTGGCGAGCGCGACGATCTGCCGCCGGTCGCTCATCTGCGACCGCGTCACCCACTCGAAGCGAGGGCTCGACCCGAAGGCGTCGTAGAAGGCGAGCTGGACAAGCTCATCTTCGGTGTCGACGGTGGCGCCGAACTGGCGGATCCACAGCGGCCGGCGGGTGACGATGCGCAGTCCGCGCCGGCGGGCGCTGGTCGGTGTGGCGCTCAGATCGGGATCGCGGCGGCGCTCCTCCTCGTCGTCCGGCGCCTCTTCGATCTTGTACGTGCCGTCCCCCCAGACCTCGTATCCGTACGGCACCACGAAGTCGCCCAGGGTTTGGCGCCCAGAGGGTTCCCGTGGTACAGGCTCTGCCCCTCCTTCGATGACTGCGAATGGTGTGGACGCATTGATCTCCGGCACGAAGGCGAGCCTGACCCAAGCCAACCCCGGCGTCAACGGCGAAAACGTGGGCCGAGAGCGCCCGCTAATTGACATGTAAAAAAGTGGGTGCGGGGGGCTTGACCCGAAGACCGGTCTCGTCCAGAGTCCGTCATCGTGCGGAACCGACCGGTACCCATCGTGCGGGGAGTGAAGCGGCGCTTCGATCGGAAGTGGCGCGAGGCGTCCACGGAAGAGACGCCAGAGGCGGTCCGCCACCTCGGTCCCTGTTGGGTATGGAAGGGCGCCACCAGCGGGCCCTACGGGACGATGCGCATCCAGGGCAGCAACTACCCCGTGCACCGTATCAGCGCGAAGCTGTACCTGGCCCCGTGGGACCCCGACCTCGTCGTCGACCACCTCTGCATGAACAAGCTCTGCGTGGCCCCGCACCACCTCGAGCCGGTGACCTACGTCGTCAACGCGCAGCGCTACCTCGTGCGCGATGATGAGCCCGGCACCCGCGTGCTCACCACCGCCAGAGCGCTGCAGCTGCAGCTCGATCTGCGCAAGGCGAAAGAGGCCGGCGAGGCGCCCGACTACGAAGCGCTCGGTGAGAAGTACGGCGTGACCGGCAAGCACATCCGGAAGATCGAGCTGGAGCGCTACTGGGAGCACGCCGAGCCTGCGGAGGAGTCGCCGTGACGAAGAAGTACACCGCCGTACTCGCCGACGTGAACGTCGCTTGGCCAGACGGGACCACGTTCACCGTCGAGGCGCTGCAGGAGGCGGCCGCCCAGATCAACACCGACAAGATGTGGGTGGGTGACGGCAGCGGCCGCGCAGGCGGCGTCGGTGGCTACCCCCAAAACGCGCGTGTCGTAGGCGGCCAGCTGCTCGCCGAAATCGTTCCGCTCGATGCCGTCGCGCCAGGCGAGGTGGTCAAGCTAGGCAGCGACGCGCTGGACTTCTCGCTCTCAGGCACGGTCATCGAGCAGGACGGCAACATCATCCGCAAGATGCAAGTCCGCCACGTCGTCATGCGGCCGAAGAGGCGGCGCAAACAATGACGCTGTCGCCGCAAGAGATCTTGCCCTCGATGGGGCGACGCGGTGAGCGCCCGTGCTTCCTCGCCGGCGAAGCGTACGGCGCCCGCGCCGACGAGATCCTCGCCATCCCCGGCGTGCAGCGGGTGACTGGCGGCTTCGCGTGTACGTGGGACGTCGCGTGGGCGGTCGCGGCGCTGCTCGACGTGGACGCTCCGCAACTTCCCTTGCAAGCCAACGACAGCCGCGTGCAGGCCGTCTTGCAGATGTCGGGGCTGGAGCGCTACCGCAAGCTCGGCTTCCCTGAGAAGTTCCGGAGCTACCAGAAGGAAGACGCACTCCAGCTCGCGCTGTGGCACTGGGGCTTCCTGGCGAATCCGATGCGGTCGGGCAAGACGCCGACCGCGCTCGGGGCGGCCGAACTGGTCGGGGCCGAGAAGATCCTGTGCGTCGTGCCCGCGCTGCCGAAGCTCGGGTGGGCCGAGGAGATCGCGCGCTGGTGCGACGAGGAGGCCGTCATCCTCTACGGCCGCGCAGGCAAGGTTGCGCGCGTGTTCTGTAAGTCGTGCATGGGTCGCGGCTTCAACACCGACGACGGCTCATCGTGCGACGACTGCAAGCTGCTCAATGGCCAGAGCAACGGGCTGCGCCTCATCGACGCAGGGCACGGCACCTGCACCAAGCACGACACGACGTGTCCGCAGTGCGCCCAGGAGCTTCACGAGACGATCGACCGGGCCAAGTACGTCATCGTGAACTACGAGCTGATCGTCGCGCAGCAGGCCAAGGACGCGGCCGGCGTGAAGTACATCCGCCCGGACCTGCTCGGCTGGGTCCCGCACCTCGCGCGCTACCGCTTCGACCTCGTCATCGCGGACGAGGCGCACATGCTCCGCGGTCGCAACACCGACGAGTCCAAGAAGGGCCAGACGCGGCGCGAGAAGTTCAACGAGTTGACCGCGCGCATCGACCGGTGCTGGTTGGTTGGAGGCACGCCGCAGTTCTCGTACGTCCGGGACTGGTGGGGCCAGCTCGACGCCGCGTCGCTCGGCGCTGCGACTACGTGGAGTGACGACCGCCTCTTCTTCGACTTCGACCGGCGCTACTGTGATGGCCAGACAGGCGACTATGGCTGGGAGAACAGCGGCGCGTCGCAGTACGCCGAGACCGAGCTCAAGCGCCGCATCCAGCGCTTCGCCATCATGCGCCCGCGCTCGGAGATCCTACCGAACATGCCGAAGAAGCAGCGCCAGGTGCTGCGCATCGAAGCCGACGTGGCCATGACGGCCGTGCGCCGCATCCTCCGCGGCAAGCTGGACATCGGCGACAAGACCAAGAAGCTGATGGCGCAGACCGCCAAGGTGAAGCTGTCGCACGTCCTCGAGAACGCGATGCCCGAACTGGTCGAGGGCCTGAAGATCATGGTCGTGTGCTTCAACCCGGACACGGCCAAGCTCTACGCCGACGCCTTCAAGAAGCAGTGCAAGAAGCGCGAGTTCAAGAAGCGCATGGAGAAGGTCCGCGCGCAGGTCTGGTGCGCGCACGGCGAAGTGTCGGTCGACGCCCGGGGCAAGATGGGCCGAGCGTTCCGGGAGCACCGCGGCGCGGGCGTCTTCGTCATGACCATCGACTCGTTCCAGGTCGGCGTCTCACTCCGTGGCGCGGTGACCGAGCACTGGGTCGACATGCACCACGACCCGTCGGCGATGCTGCAGGCCGAAGACCGGCCGTACGAGCCTGACCCGAAGACTGGCGAGTTCGATGAGCGCGGTCTGTCGTTGGTGTACTACGTCGTCAAGGGCACCATCGACGAGCACCGCGAAGCGCGCTTCCTGCCGAAGGTCGACGCGCTCGCCCGCGTCACCGACGAAGAGGGCGCCGTCCAGCTCCGCGGCACCATGACCAAAGAGGAAGAGAAGGAGACGCTGGCCGCGACGTTGGAGCGGCTGGCTGGCCACATCGGCGAGGACTGGGAGGACGCGGCGTGACTGAGCACTACCGCAGCGCGAGCTATGAAGCGTCGTACATGGGCGACTGCGCGTACGACTCCGAGGCGGAGCCGTGTTGGGGCCAGGTCGAGGTCGTCGACTACGAAGACCACGGAGACTTCGGTGGCCCGGTGATCGCCTGCGAAGGCCATGTGGATGCGAACACCGGCGGCGCGTACCGGCCGGAAGGGGCATCGCTGTGAGCGGCAAGATGACCTGGGGACAGTTCAAGCGCGCAGTCGACACCTACTTGAAGGAGGAGGAGCTCGGGCAGGACATCGTGCTCAGCTGGGTCGACTTCAGCCACATCGAGGTCAGCGAGCTTCAGCTGCACGCCGAAGACTACCCGGCCGGCCCGGAGCTGGAGATCAGCGGAATATGAAGCACGTGGGCCAGCTTGACGGCGCTGTCCGTACGAGGGAAAACGGAGGGCACCGTGCTCGACTCATCCATCGGGGCGTCGCCCTCCAAGCTCTCGGCGCGGCCGGCGACCAGCGGCGTCTCGGGCAGCTCGGCCCGCGGGTCGCACCGGCTCGCGGCCGCGCTCACCTGCGAACGGCTGTGGGCGCTGCGGTACCACATGTACATCCGCCCCAAGGCGCAGAAGAGCTACCAGCTCCTCGGGACGCTGGTGCACACGATCCTCGCCTACTGGTTCGCGCAGAAGACCGAGACGGCGCCGGCGTGGCTCGTGGAGCAGCCGGACGTGGAGGTCGCGCTACTCGAGGACGGCAAGGGCTACCCGGACCTCATTCGCCAGGCGAAGGAGATCGGGGAGTGGTGCAAGCACCGCTACGCCGCGGAGCACTGGCACCCGCTGTACGTGGAGGAGGAGTTCCGGTCGACGCTGGGGCGCATCATCGGCGCGGCGTGCCCTCCGGACCTGGTCGACGAAGTCATCACCTGCCGCAACGACCTGGTGGTGGTGTGGAACGGCGAGGCGTGGATCGTCGACCACAAGACGTCGCGCGGGTCGAACAGCGGCCGGCTGGCCAAGTGGAAAGAGGACGGCGACTTCGGTCTGTCGTTCCAGGTGTTTCAGAACCTGCACATCTGCCGGAACCAGGACGAGTTGCCCATCAACTACCCGTTGCGCGGCTTCGCCATCAACCGCATCAAGCGCACGCTGCCCTACGACGGCGACCGACACGCGCTCCGGCCGCCGGAGCTGGCCTACAACGACAGCAAGATGATGATGGTCGAGGCCGTGCGCCGCGAGGCGCAGATCATCGAGAAGATCAACGTCGGTGGCAAGCCGACGCCGAACTACGCCGCCTGCGAAGGGCGCTACGGCAAGTGCGACTACTTCAATGTGTGCGCGGCGCGCTCGAAGGAGCAGCAGAGCCGCGTGCTCGCGACCGAGTTCTCGACGCCGGACGCGTCCGAGCTCGTACAACTTCCGACCAAAGCCTAGACCGCGCGTCTGCGCGCTTGGAGTCCGTGCTGTGAACGACATTCTGAAGGACGAGATCGGTCTGACGCTGACCGACACAACCGGGATGATGACCGAGTGGCCGTTCGTGATCATCACGGCCGACCCCGGCTGGGGCAAGTCAACCCTGCTTGCACGCAGCTTCGGCGGGCAGGTCGACAAGCCCGGCGCGCTGTTCCTGCTCACCAACAAGCAGGTGTTGCGGCCGTACGCCTCATGGTGCCGCGAGAACCCGGAGGAGGTGCTCGGCCTCGGCATGCGGACCGTCTTCATGTGGAACCCGGAGTGGACGCCGGCCAAGGCGAAGAAGGTCGGGTCGGTGGTCGACCTGCCGCCGTTCCTCGACGGCTTGGCCGGCATCCCCGTCAAGCAGCGCCCGTACGACAAGGGCGGACTGGCGGTGAAGGTCATCCCGAAGCTCAAGCCCGCTGACGTGGGCTCGCGCGCGCCGAACCTGGAGCTGGCCTACCGAATCGTCAACGCCTACGGCGCTGGCGCAGCCAAGGGCGTGGTGCCGTACAGTGGCCTCGTCTGGGACGAGGGCACGGAGTTCTTCCGCCGGTGGGCGGCCGAGATCGAAGACGTCGAGGATTGGGTCGCCAACGTCGGCGCGATCAAGACGAGCCTCAAGGACCTGCGCAAGTCAGGTTTCGCTCGGCGCGTCGGGATGAACGAGTTCGTCGACTGGTTCACGAACGTCCCGCGCTCGCTGGAGTGCTTCATGGCGCTGGTCTGCCACCGAGCTGACCCGGCGTACTTCGGCCAGGCGAAGACCGATCCGCCGCAGCGCATGGGCGAGCTCAAGTACCGCGGTGGACCTCAGCTCACGACGGGCCCGCTGCGTACAGCGGTCAGCGCGATCGCCGACGCCGTCCTCGAGGGCGTCATCGACAACATGGGCACGCGCAAGCTGATGACCAAGCTCACCGAAACGCACTTCCGGAAGTTCCGGGACTTCGGCGTTGGCGAGTCGATCGCCATCGATCACTTTCATTGGGCGTTGTACCGCGCAGGTTACGGCGTCCCCCGACCTTTGGGAGACATGCCGGACATGTCGGCCGCTGCAAGCGCCGCGAGTCCCGCAGCACTCCTGTAGAGGTCGCGCGCACCCTGGGGGCAGGGGGTGGGCGCGGCGAGACAACCTGCCCGACCGAAGCTAGCTAGCAAGGAAAACGAAAAATGACAGACGTACTCCCTCCTCTCGACTTCACTGGCGCCGGCGCGTGGGAGCGCCCGCAAGGTGGCCAGTCCTCACAGCTGTTGACGGCTGACGGCGACTTCGAGGTCAGCATCGCCGAGGCCGCGCCCGGCAAGAGCAAAAGCAGCGAGAACTACCAGGTGATCTTCACCTTGGTGGTGAGCGACGACGACAACAAGGGCAAGAAGCTCGTCTCGTACGTGCCGTACACCGGCATGGCGAAGGGCGACCCGCCCCGTCCGAACGCCCACCGGCTGTTCGAGGTGCTCGACAGCAGCGGCACCACGAAGGACAAGCTGCAGAAGCTCGAGGAGATCGGCAAGATGCCCATCGAGCAGATCTGCGAGACCCTGAAGGGGCGCACCTGCTACATCACGGCCCGCGCCGAGAAGTACGAGAAGACCGGCAACTGGTCGTCCAAGCCGGGCTTCTTCCTCAGCAAGGAGCGCTACCTGGCCAACAAGGCGATCAACGCGCACCGCACGGCGTTGCCGCCCGAGGCGCAGGCGTGGGCCGCGCAGCGCGCCGGCGGTTCCGCTGCCGCTGCGGTGTCGGCGCCGGGCGCTGGCACCAACGGCGCGGCGGCGCACGCGGCGGCTGCCGCGGCGCCCACGGCGTCGCAGGCCGCAACCGAGCTGCTGTAGACGGAGGCTCGTCAGGGGCCCGCCGGCTGGCCCTTCCCTAGTGGAGAAGCGGACGACGTCCGCACAGCCGGCACCTAAACTCTCATGGTCAGCGACGGGCTCAGGATCTTCGACGACGGACCGATTGTCCGCGCCTACAGCGCTGAAGAGGCGCACGCACGCGCCACCGCCAGAGGCGCACGCTGCACCGAGTGCCCGCTCTTCGGCTGCCATCGCGGCCCAGTCATGGGCGAGATTCGACCGAGCTCGGCGCTCATCGCCATCGGCGAAGCGCCCGGCAAGCACGAGGTCGCGCAGGGCGCACCGTTCGTCGGCCGCTCCGGCACCGAGCTGGCTGAGGGGCTCGGTCGCGGCGACCTGACCCGCGACGACATCTCGATCACCAACACGCTGCTGTGCCAGCCGCCCGAGGGCATCAAGAGCTACATCGAGCGGCTTGGGCGCGAGGAGGCGCGCAAGCTGGCCGCGCTGAAGGCCGGACCCGTGGTGGTCAACGGCCGGACACTGACCAAGAAGGAAGCACTCGCGACGTACGTCCCGGCGCCCACGCCGCTCGAGTGCTGCCGCCCGCGTCTCGACCTCGACATCGAAGAAGCGGGCGCCACGACCATCCTCGCTGTCGGCGGCTACGCGCTGCGCATGACGGCCGAGCGGTACGGGCTGCACTACGGCAAGGCCAAGGACAAGCGCGGCGTGCCGACCGTCGCCACGATCAAGAACCAGCACGGCAGCCCGATCGACTTGCGTGAGAAGCACGGCGTAATCATCGCGCCGACGCTGCATCCCGCCTTCGCGATGCGCGGCAACCGCGCGTACAAGCACGTCATCCTCGACGACATCGCCAAGGGCGCGCGCATCGCCAGTCGCGGCAACAAGATCGACTGGAAGCGTCCGAAGTACATCGTCTTCCCGACCGTCGAGCAGGTCGAGCAGGCGACTGACTGGATGCTGAAGTGGCGCGACAACCGAGAGTGCCGCGTCGTCGAGGACATCGAGACCGACTCTGCGAACACACAGACGGCGCGGATCCGGTGCGTCGGCCTGTACATCAAAACGCCAGAGCCGAACCCGCTCACGGGCGACCGCGAGCTGGTCATCGTCGTGCCGTTCCGGTGGCGTGATGGTCGGCCGTACTGGGCCGACCGTCGCGATCACGAGCGCGCGGTCGCCGCTGTGCGGCGCGTCAACGAGCACTGCCGCATCGTCGGCCACAACTTCATGGGGTTCGACGTTCCGGTGCTGTACCGCCACGGCATGTTCCCCATCCGCGACAAGATCTGCTTCGACACGATGATCGCGCACCACGACACGATGGAGAACGATCTGCCGCACGACCTCGGCTTCTGCATGCGGCGCAAGTTCGAGGCGCCGATGCACAAGCACGATGTCGACCACAAGGCGGCCGACAACGTCGACGAGGACTTCGACCTGCACTTCTACTGCGGCGACGACGTGCTGGTCACTGGCCGCCTGTGGCCGCTACTGCGCGACGACATCCTCGCGTGCGGTACCAAGGAGCAGTTCGTCGTCGACTCCCGGCTCGCGCCAGTCGCGTCGCAGATGGGCGACCTCGGGCTCGTCATCGACGAGCGACGGCGCGGTGAGCTGAGCCTGGTCTTCAACCGCCTGTGCCGGGACCTGACGAAGAAGTTCCAAGAGACGGCGGGCAAACCGATCAACCCCAACTCGCCCAAGCAGGTCGCAACCTGGCTTTACGACGAGCTGAGCTACTCGCCCACGCTCACGCCGCAAGGTCACGAGTGGGAGGAGGGCGACGACGTCAGCACCTCGACCCCCGCGCTGCTGCAGCTGCTCGACCAAGGGGTGAGCGCCGACGTCGAGCGCGCGATTGACGCGCTCATCGAGTTCCGCGCCTGCGACAAGCTCCGCGGGTCATACATCGACAACGCCAAGGTCCGGAACGTGAAGGCGCTCGCAGGTCTCGGTCACGCCGACGCGGTGGTGCTCGACGGCGAGACGATCCTGTCCCGGCGTCCCGCGCTGTCGCTGCTCAACATCTCGTGGAAGATCCACGTCGTGCCGTCCGGCCGCTGGGCCAGCTCACCGAACGCTCAGAACTGGCCAGCGCGCGCCTTCGCTCCGTACATCTATGACGAGGCCGGACAGGGCTGGGTGCAGGACCCGCACACCGGCCTGCCGCTGCGCGGCGTACCCACGAACCTACGCGAGCTCGTCGTCGCACCGCCTGGCCACGTCATCGTCGGCAGCGACCTCGCACAGATCGAGCAGCGACTCTACGCGCTGTTCGCCCAGGACCAGTTCCTGCTGCGGGCGTTCCGCGGCAAGGACCGCGACGGCGAGCCGATGGACCCGCACCTGCTGAACGCGGCGACGCTGTTTTGCGAAGCGTCCGACCCGACGGACAGCGACATCATGGACACGTACCACGTCCTGAAGAAGCTCCCGAAGGGCAAGAAGAAGTACGTGCGCACGGTCGCCAAGCGCGTGCAGTACCTCGAGGCGTACGGCGGCGAAGAAGACAAGCTCTTCCAGACGATGTTCGGCGAGCGCGACAAGGCGACTGGCGCCCGCACGTTCCCGACGATCCAGCCGTCCGACGCGGAGCGCTGGCACAAGCGCTGGCACCAGCTCCATCCCGAGACGCGCGTCTGGCAGGCCACGATCGCCTCTGGCGTCCGCGAGTTCGGCTACGTCTGCGACCGCATCCACCTGCGCAAGCGCTTCTTCCCCGGCGGCCCCAGCAAGAAGAACGCGCCGCCGAACCACACCATCCAGGGCACGGCGGCCGCGCTGATGAACGACGCGATCCTCAAGGTCGCGGAGCAGATCCCGTTCGGCAAGTGGAGCCGGTGGACCGGGCTGTGCCTGCAGGTCCACGACTACCTCGGCGTGTACGTTCCGGAGTCACGCGCCGACGAAGCCAAAGCAATCATCGAGGACGCCATGTACGCGGAGCTGGATGGGCTGCCCCTGCCCGGCGACGAGGTCCTCGCGACGAAGACGTGGGCAGAGCAAGGATGACAAGATGGAACCCGAAGAAGACCTGGACGTCACCACCCCAACCCACCCGAACTTCGATCACACGCCGATCCCGTTGTTGATCTCGCACAACAGCAAGGCCGACGGGCCGCTCAACCTTGGGAAGAAGCGAAGAAACAACAAGGCCAAGAAGCGGGCTGAGAAGAGGGCTCGACGCGCGGCAAGGGAGACGAGATGGGCAACAGAGCCCCCAACGCCACGAAGGCGGAAGCAAGCAGGTCGCGTCGTGTCGTTATCGGCATTCGATCTGGGGGCACGGGCGCGCATGATCCAGAAGGCGAAGCGGGAGAGCAGCATCCTCCTGGAGTACGCCACGGGAGAGCTGCGCGAGTTCAACGACATGCAGGTGGGGGATGTCGTCCGTCCTTGGTCTCCGTTCACGCAGGGGCCGATGGATGGCTGGCGTCGCATCGATACGCTGCCCGTGCCCCAGGCAGGCCCAGCGAAAGCGGTGTGTATGACCACCCCCGTCGAAGGGTGTAGGCCGTGACGCTGCCCTTGGGACGCGCGACGATGTTCGAGGCGACGGCGCCCGCTGTGCAGTCGCACAGGCCGGACCTCATGCTTGGCCCGGTCGTGGCCGACGATCTGGACGATGCCTTCGCGCAAGCGCACTTGCGCCTCGTGGCCTGGCGCGAGGCGCACCCGGACATCAGCGAGCGCTACGCCACAGCGGTGCACCTGACGCCGGCCGAGGTGCCGAGGTGAGCTATCGTCAACTGCAGCCGCACGAGACGGAGCGCGTCGTCGAGCTGCTCGCCGAGGGGCGGTCGTACCAGGAGGTCGGCGACGAGCTCGTCCGCGATCGGCAGACGATCGCGAACTGGGCCCGCAGGAACGGCCTGCGCTCGACGGCGCGTTCCGGCCGCAAGACGCGTGTGGATGCTGCCGAGGTCAAGCGGCTCCGGGCGCAGGGCATGACGTGGGCTGACGTCGGCTACGTCTTGGGCTACTCGCGGTCGCACGTGTGCGGAGTAGGGAGAAACCAATGAAGCGCGTCATCATCGAGTCGCCGTACGCCGGCGACGTGGAGCGGAACCTGACATACCTGCGGCGCTGCATGCACGACTGCTTGCGGCGCGGCGAGGCGCCGTTCGCCAGTCACGGCCTGTACACGCAACCCGGCGTGCTCGACGACGCCGATCCCGTCGAGCGCGAGACCGGCATCCACGCCGGCTTCGCCTGGCAGGGCGCCGCGCACGTCATCGTCGTGTACACCGACTACGGCATCAGCGGCGGCATGCAGTACGGCATCGACCACGCCGTCGGCTCCGGCTGCACCATCGAGTACCGAACGATAGGAGAGAACTAGTGGGACACTACCTCGACATCACCCTCGACTTCCGACTCAAGGCGGACACGCCCACCGAAGTCATCGAGCTGGTCAACTTCATGACCGACCCCGGCGCCGACCCGGCAGCGCAAGCTGACTTGCAGCTCCCGGAGCACGCGCTGTTCACGGACTTCTCGGAGCGCTGGCCCACGCTGTTGTGTGCGGGCATCGACAATGCCGAGGCGAGCACGGACGAGGAAGGCCGGCGGCACTACAAGATGGACCCGTCGATCAAGATGCGCGGCGACGAGGCGAAAGCGGCGATGGCGCTCATCGACTGGCTCACGCCACACGTCGACGAGGCCGTGTCGTACGCCGAGGTGTGGAACGAGTTCGGCGTCATGGCGAGCGAGGAGGCGTCCGAAGAGTACGTCGCCCCGACGTACTGGGCCGGCCTTCCGCCAGCGCTCGTCGAGCAGCGCGCCCGAGACAATCGTAAGCCAGGCTCGACCGCCGACGTCGAGCCGCCGACGCAGCTCGACAAGTACGAGGAGGGCGCGTTCGTGTTCGTGCGCGCGGATGAAGGCAGCATCGGCGAGGGCGTCGTCATCGACGACCAAGGCGAGATCATCCTCGTGAAGTTCGCTGGGCAACTCGAGGCCGAGAACGCTGCACAGGCGGCGTACGAGGAGGAGAAGAAGACCTTCGAGGCCGAGGTCGCCCGCGGCAGCTGTGACACGGCGCCCGAAGCTCCGGTGTCCAGCTCTCCGCTCGTCGTCAACCGGCACCAGGTCGCGCTGACGCTCGAAGCGTTGACCGCACTGGAGCCGCCGCTGCACGGTGTCGAGTTGCAAGACGTCTTGCAGACGGCGACCAACGCGGTCGCGGCCGAGGCGACGCGGATCATGGGCACGGTCGAGAAGTACGCGCGCGAGCGCTGGGGCGAAGGCTCCAGCCGCGAGGGCGCGTTCAAGGCCGCGGCTATCGGCGCGCTGATCGGCAGCGGCCAGGGACAGCTCGGCGCGGCATCACCTACGACGCTCGGCATCGCCGACAGCGTCGCCCGCACCGTCGCCGTCGCGCTGCTCCGGCAGGCTGGGCACGCGGTCGCCGCAGCGGAACTGGAGCGTGTGCAGGAGCAGGGCCGCATCGAAGCCGCGCTGAACGGCGCGCCGATCAAGGCGCAGGAGCCGAACTGATGCCGGCGCTGGGCAAGGGCACGGTGCGCCGTGCAACGAAGAAGGCGCTGCTGATCCAGCTCGTCGACTGCAACAAGTCGATCTGGATCCCGAAGACCGTCATTCACGACGACAGCGAGGTCTACGACGACAAGGACAACGCGACGGGCAAGGTCGTGGTCGAGCGGTGGTGGGCGGAGAAGGAAGGGCTCGGATGAAGTACCCGCACAAGGTCGCCGAGGAGGTCGCGAAGATGGACGCGCCAGCGCGGGCGAAGATGCTCCTGGCAGCGCTCAAGGTCATCCCGCGCATCCAGAGCTCGGCGAACGGCTGCGTCAAGACCAGCAAGTTCGGCGTGATCGACCGCCGCCTGCTCCGGCTGTACATCAACGCGGGCCATGCCGAGATCGTCGACGACTCGCGCTTCGGGCGCGTGTACCGGCTCATCTGCACCTGTCCGCTCAACGGCAACGGAGCTTGCGCCGCGCACGCACCATTCGAGGCCGGCGATGGCTGAGCCTGCTGGACCGTTCATCTACTACGTCGGTCGCAAGAGTCCGCTCACGCCGCACATCCTCAAGCGGTTCCCGGACGAGTTCGGCTGCTACGTGGAGCCGATGTGCGGCAGCGCGTCGGTGTTCTTCGCGGCGCAGCAGGCTGGCGTGCTCGACGGCAAGACGGTCATCCTCGCCGACGCGAACCCGGACCTGGTCAACTTGCTGGTCGCGGTGCAGCAGGACCCAACGAACGTGCACGAGACCGCGCTGACCTACGCCGCCATGCTCGCTGAGGCGAAGGACGCCAAGTCCTGCTACAACAAGCTCCGCGACCTGTTCAACGGGACGCGGCGCAACTCGCGCGGCCTGCAACTCGTCTTGCGGCAGGCGGCGTTCAACAGCCTCTGGCGCGTGAACAAGAGTGGCAAGATGAACGTGCCGCCGCGTCCAGCCAAGGAGCTACGCAAGCTCAACCTGCCGAGCCTCGAGCGCCTCGAAGCGTGCGCTGTCGCCCTCGCCGGCGTAGACATTCAGTGCCTCGACTTCCGCGCGTTCGACCGTGAGTACGAGCTGGGCAAGGACGACGTCGCCTACCTCGACCCGCCGTACTGGGGCAAGGGCGGGTTCGTCAGCTACACGGCCGAAGGCTTCACGGCCGACGACCAAACAGACCTCATCAAGCAGTGCGCCCGCTGGACCGATGCCGGCGCGCGTGTCATCTATTCCAACGCCGACGAGCCGACCGTCGAGCAATGGCTGGCCGAACACTGGCCTGCCGCCGAGGCTCGTCAACTCACCGTCGACCGCAACGTCGCCGCCGACCCGAAGCATCGGGGACGCATCACCGAGTTGCTCGTCGACGCAGAACCAGGAGCCCGTGCCATGGCAACGAGAAGAACGACACCCGCCACCCCCAAATCGCCCGTCCGCTTCGACAGGCTGAACGCCAACGTGAAGGTCCCGATCACAGCAGAGCTGGGACCGCTCAACATCTTCGTCGGCGGCAACCGCAAGGGCAAGAGCGCCGGCATCGAGGCGGTCCGCCTCGCGTGGACCGGCAAGCTCCCCGGCTTGGTGCACGGCAAGGACGTCGTCGAGTTCACGCCGGACGGCGTGAAGCACCTGTCGACGGAGCTGAGCAACGGAGCGCACACCGCGGCGTACTCAGCCGAGGCAGGCAAGAAGCTCCCCGGCGCGCCGACGTTCTCGCCAGACCTCGCGCAGCGCGTCAGCGGCTACGAGCACGTGCTGCCCTCCGTGTCGCTGCGGGACCTCCTCAGCAAGAGCGCCGAGAAGGCGCGCGAGACGATCATGACCCGCTTCGGCGGGCTCAAGACGATCCCGGTACCGAAGGCGCTCGACGAGCAGCAGCTCAATCTGTGGTGCGAGGCCATCGCGGCCGTCGCTGGCGTGCAGTCACTCGTGTCCGCCGACGCGCTCATCGCCTCCGCGATCGAGCAGAAGCCAGCCGCCGAGATCCTCGCAGGGATGCAGGGTTGGTTCGACCGGGCGCAGCGCGCCGCCAACACCGAAGCGAACGGCAAGGAGCGCGATCTCGAGACTGCACGCGACATCGCGTTCGACCTCGCCGGCGTCGAGCTCCTACCCGAGCTCGAAGCGCAGCGGGACAAGGCCCGAGCGTTCGAGCAGCAAGCGAGCAACCGCGCGAGCCTGGTCGTCGCCGAGCAACAGATGGCGGACATTCAGCCTCGCGCGGAAGCGATCATCGCCGAGTGCGAAGCGGCCGAGGCGGACCTCACGCGTCTGCAGGAAGCGCGGGACCGAGCTGGCGTGGTGGCGGAGAAGATCCTCGCCGATGCGCAGCAGATGCTGGACGAGGCCGCGGAGGAGCAGGACAAGTACCAACGCGCGCTCGATGCACACGCACTGCTGGAACGCGTCATGGGGCAGCCGGACCCTGCAGCCACGCCGTGCCCGTTCTGCGCGACCTGCGGCATCGACTGGACAGCGCGCATCGCGCAGGTCCAAGCGCTCGTCGCGATCCGGAAGAACAACGCGGAGGCGTCGGCGTACAACGCGGATGTGAAGCGCAAGGAGGCACAGACCGCCGTCGACGAGAGCGCCCAGCTCGTCGCGACGGCCCAGCAGCGCGTCGCGACGGCGCAGCATGACCGCGCCAAGCTCAAGACCGAGGCGCACCGCGTGGAGGCGAGCATCGACGCGCTGCGCGGCGCGCTCGGAGACATGGCGGACTACGCGGGGCCAGCCAGCGCCGAGATCGAGACGCAGATCGGCCAGCTCCGGAACGCCGAGGCGTCGCGCATGAACCTCGAGCGCATGGAGACCGACGTCCGCGTCCTGCGGCGGCGGGCCGACACAGCCAAGACGCTGAAGACCGAGGCGAAGAAGGCGATGACCGCTGCTCTCCGCAAGACGAAGAAGCGCGCAGAGACCGCGGTCAACAAGTACATGCCCGACGGGTTCGCGGCCCGGCTCGCGCTGTCAGATAAGCAGTGTGAGTGGCGCATCGTCGGCGACGATGATCGCGCGCACAGCCGTCACACGATGTGCGGCAGCGAGAAGGCGTCCATCATCGTAGCGCTCGCGCTCGCGTGGACCGAGGACGCGCCGACACGGATGCTGCTCCTCGACGACGAGGATCTCGCCATGCTGGAGCCGGACAACCTGCAAGCCATGTTGCAGCAGATCGAGGCGCGCGTCGCCGACGGCACCGTCGATCAGGTCTTCGCGGCGTGGCCCGCCGCGCGCATCGACCACGTGGAAGACATTCCGGCGTCATGGAACGTGATCCGGGTGGGAGGCTGAAGTGCAGGTCAAGAACGAGGACACCACACAGTTCGGCCCTGTACCGACCCCGGTCACCGGGTTCCTTCGGGCGCTCGCTGACCACATCGAGCAGCACGACAGCGAACCGCCAGTGCCGCCCGCGGTGCCGCCGCCGATCAAGATCCGGCACGACGGGGACGCGCTGCCCCGCGCGATCGGAGACCGCATCCACGAGCGCCTGGCCCTGACCGGCTACCCAGCCGCGTTCCCGGCCGGGCTGCACCCGGACCTGGATACGTGGCTGCCCGTGTTCGTTCAAGGGCTCGGGCCCGTGCGACGTAAGCTCCCGCCGGAGCGCGAGAGCATCAACCACAAGTTCGCGGTGGGCGGTCACGAGGGCTATATCAACGTCGGCCTGTACAGCGACCGCTCGCCGGCCGAGGTGTTCGTCACGATGTCCAAGGCGGGCTCCACCGTGCGCGGGCTGATGGACACCATCGCCAAGCTGACGAGCCTGCTGCTGCAGTTCGGCGTCTCGATCGACACCATCGCCGACAAGTTCCGGTTCACGCGGTTCGAGCCGCAGGGCGTCGCTACCGGGTCGGAGATCGGCACGGCGACCTCGGTCGTCGACTACATGTTCCACTGGCTGGTGCTGCGGTTCGGGCACGACGCCGGCGTGCGCGCGTGGGAGCCGGAGCCGGACCTCACGCACGTAGGGACGGACGAGGCCACAGCGAGGACGCCATGATCGGCAAGGACGAGGGCGAGTGGTTCGACGCGCACATGCAGCCCGTAGACCTGCAGGCGTGGACAGACGCACCAGGCACGGTCCGCACCCGCGCCGCCTTCGAGGACGATGACGGCACCGAGTACATCGTCGACTTCACGGTCCCGGAGGACCAAGAGCAGCTGCTCGCTTTCCTCGAGCAGCTGCCGGGCGGCAGCATCGCCATCCGACTGGAGGAGTCATGAGTAACTTCACGGTCGAGGCGCCCAGCGCGCCCCCGGTCATCGAGTCGCCAGAGGCGGCCACGAGCTACATCGAAGAGCTCATCACCAAGCTGGAGGAGGCGCGCACCAATTGTGACGTCTCCATCGCGTCGGTCGTGGGCGGGGGCGCCCTGCTGCAGCAGCGGTCCTTCACCGCGTTCCTCGTCCGGCACGGCCACGCGCTCGGTGTCTGCGACGGGTTCCTGCGGGCGCAGCTGCTGACGCCCGTCGCCTACAACACCTTCGTCATGCGCGTCCGAGCTACATCCGCGCCGTCACTCATGGGGAACATCTGATGCCGCTGTCCGCCGAACAACGCGACAAGATCTCGATGAAGTCGCCCGCGCACCTGAAGCGATTCCTCACGCAGCACAATCGGCGCTACATCATCATCGACGCGGTCCAGCTCGTGGACGCGCTCGAAAAGGGCCTCGGCTGGCCGATGGGCGCCAAGTGGTTCCAGGCGCTCGCGCAGTACCTCCGTGAGTGGCGCATGACGCACTGCCCGCCGGTCGAGGAGCCCTGCACGCGCTGTCGCGGCGCCCGGAAGTACGAGGCGGTGACTGCCGAGGTGACGCCAATCTGCCGCACCTGCCACGGCGCCGGCGTCACGCGCCGTGCGCTCTCCGACGCGATGGAACCGGACGAGCTCCGCGCCGTTCGGGACTGGATCACCGCGCAGCTCGACGAGCGCTAACTCCGCTACTTCGCCAGGGTCCCCAACGTACGAAACGCTGGGGCGCCCCGAGTCCAGAGCTTCGGGGCTTGCGATGACTTGACGAGCACCGACGTCCCGCCGACAATCAAGACGTGCCGCGATACGACTACCGCTGCCCCTCATGCGGCGCCGAGACCGAGCGCACGCACTCGATCAGCGACTGCGGCAAGCCCCAACGCTGCGATCGCTGCAGCGCCGAGCTGGAGCGGCTGATCGCGAACACTGCTGGCGCGACAGCCGACAAGCGGTTCCGGACGGCCGCCATACTGGAAGATGGCCGGAAGGTCCCGGGGCACTTCGGCATCAGCGCCCCGAACCGGGGCTTCGGGATGAAGGACTAATGGACGACGAGCTCAGCATCGCTGAAGAGACCGACGCGGCGGAGCTCGACGAGCCGCGGGCCGACATCGTCGAGTTCAAGCAGGCCAAGACAGCCGTCCGCAACGAGCAGCTGCGTCGCAATGCGGGAATCGCCTACATCACTGATCCGCAGTGCGACTCGATCGACAAGCTCGCCAACCACCCCAAGTTCGAGGGGCGCGTCAGCCGGCGAACCCTCGAGCGCTGGAGCACTCAAGACAACTGGGTCATCGAGCGCCAGCGCTTCCTGTCCGAGACCTTCAAGGAGATGCGCCGGCGCGCGGCTGACACGCTCACGCAGGCGCTGATCGCCGACGTGAAGATGCTCATCGACGTCCGGGCCCAGGCATACAAGATGCTGATGGACCCAGACGGCGTCCTGCCCCGCTCCTATGAGGGGCTGATGCGCAGCTTCGTAGACATGTCCCGTCGTGTCGAAGAGATCGCGCCGATGGCGGCTGACCGCCTGGTCCCGGGAGGCATGCAATCAGACGACGCCACCGACCACGACGCGCTGCCTGACGGCGTCACCGCCGACGAGATCGCCGCGATGACCAAGGCGGCGCTCGCGCACCGTCGCGCGGAGCTGGAGGAGGTCGAATCGGCCGAGGACGACGACCAGGGCACACCCACGGCAGTGCCCGCCCTACCTGCGCCTACCAGTGTCACCATAGACGTTGAGGCGAACCCCGTGTCACCATCGGCGCGTGTTGCGGAAGGGGAGCCGGGGAACTGACGTTCGGGACCTCCAAGAGTGGCTCAACCTGCACGACTTCGGCTGCGCCATAGACGGGGACTTCGGCCCCGCGACCGAAGCGGCCGTCACAGCCTTCCAGGTCAACGTGGGGCGCCGCGCCCCAGTCCAGTACGGCGAGGTCGACGCGACCACGTGGCAGGCGCTGCACCGTCCGATGGAGCGCGCCGCTGCGATCGACCGGCAGGCAACAGTCGGCATGACACTCCCCGAGGCGATCGTCCACTTCGCCAAGCAGCACCTCGCGCAGCACCCCAGGGAGGTCGGCGGCCAGAACCGGGGGCCGTGGGTGCGCCTGTACTGCAGCGGCCGCGACGGCGACGTGTGGGCCTGGTGCGCAGGCTTCGTCAGCTACATCATCGGGCAGGCGTGCGAGGCCACGGGCGCTGATCGGCCGCTGCGCAGCACGGTCAGCTGCGACGTGCTCGCGCTCGCGGCAGAGCAGGACGGCCGGCTGATCCGCTACGCGTCCGCCCCACGTCCCGGACGCACGCTCCCGCAGCTTCGAGCTGGGGACCTCTTCCTCACCTATCGTCGCGACGACGACTGGGCGCACACCGGCATCGTCACGGACGCCACGCCGAGCGTGGTGACGACCATCGAAGGCAACACGAACGACGAAGGCAGCCGGGAGGGCTACGAAGTCTGCGCCCGACGCAGGTCCTACAGCCGCCTGGACTTCATCGACATGCAGCCCTAGCCGTCATCGCGGGGGCTATGTTACACACACTTCATGGTAACGCCGAACAGCCCCAGCGACTGGGCAAACATCGCGGGCCAGTTCCGCAACTCGATGCGCATCGACGCGTTCTCGGCGCAGCCGACCGTAGCGAACACCCGCTTCGGCGGAGGCGTCGTCGGCATCCGCGGCCGCATCATCGCTCACCGCGTGGCGTCTCGTGTCGCGCCGGCCGGCGACCAGGACACGGCCGTCGCCGTCAACGGCACGATCAACAGCGGCGCCCAGGCTACCATGGCCGCCGCCTCGACGTCGCAGGACACACTCAGCCTGTCCATCGACGTGGAGCCTGGCGACATCGTCACGGTGCAGACCGGCGACAACGTGGACGCGGCTACCCGCGACCTCGTCAGCTCGGTCGAAGTGCAGCAGCGCTTCCTGTAGGCCCGAGGGCGCGCAGGCGCCTACTCGAGCCCTTTGATCTCACCGCGAGCCAGCGCGAAGGCGCCGGCCATCACACTTACGCCTATGAGCGCCCAGAACAGCGGGTGGTCGAGCACGCCCGGCTCGGCCGCCCGCACAGCTTCCTCTGCGCGCTCCGCCCGCTCCTGCTGAACCAGCTCGCGCCGCTCGCACGCGTGGGTGTCCGCAGCGGCCAGGTCTAGCCGGTATCGGTGTTCCACGGCCGCTGCGCGCGTCGCTGTACGCACGGCCAGCGCCTGGCGAGCTGCGGCTGCGTTGGCCTTCTGCCCGAGCGCCACGGCCAGTTCGGTCGTCAGCACCTGGCCGGCGAACGGCGCCGGGGCGCCCGCTTCGATGGGGGCCGAGCAGCGGTCAGGGAAGGCGGTGTCGCACTCGACTTCGGCGTACGCGACGGCGCTACCCGCGAGCAGCACGCACCAGGAAGCCAGCCAGCGCTTGAGGGTCGGCACTCAGCGATTCTGCCTCTGCCGCGGCGGCGTCGTCCAGGCCGGCCAGCGCATCCGCGTGGTCGCGGTACACGGCCGCGAGCGCCTCAGCGTGACCACGCTCGGCCTCGAGGCGGGCCGTCTTGCGCTCGGCCTCGATCGCGGCGAGCTCGTGCTTCACGTCCGGCAGGACCGGCCGGCCGCGCCGCATGAACAATGCCCGCGCGCCGGCGGCGACCAGGACGAACAGCACGAGACCGCCGATCCACTTGAGCCAGTTCTTGGCCTGCTTCATCACGAGGTGCGCCCGAAGACCTGGAAGAAGATCTTCACGGAGACGGTGTTGAAGTTGAGCGTCGAGTTGATCACGAAGCGCTCGGGCTGGAGCGCATCAGGAAGCGCGCCGATCGCGGCGGGTGTCCCAGTAGCTGCGTTGACCACGCTGGTGACCACGGCGTAGTCGAAGGTGCTGATCGGTGTGCCCAGCAGGTCGACCTGCAGCCCGCCAGGTCCGGTAAGCACGAGTCCGGCCTGGTCGTAGCCGTATCCACGACGAGTGGAGATGAGCCCCGCGCCGTCGGTCTGGACCATACCCCACGCCTTGCAGATCGAGTTGGCGTAGACGCTCTCGCTACCGCCGACAGTCGCGCCCGCGTTGTTCGTGAGGTCGAATGAGTCGAGCTCCGATCGGTTGGTGCCGTTGTTGGGTCCCCGAAACACAATGGCCCAGTCGCTGCCCCCTGCCGCGAAAACATCGTTCCATGAGGCTGCGAGCGCAGCGGCGTGTCGACCGATGGTTAGGGTCGCAGACTCGGGTGTGACACTAACGATGACTGCGTCTCGTGCTCCGAGGACGACGTCGCGATCCCATTGGCTCGTGGCGGGGTTCCAGGCCGCATTGAGCGTCGCTACATAAGCCAGGCCAGTCCCGGCAGGCTTGGAGGCGTAGAGGCGGAACGTGCCTGGCGCGTACGATGAGTCAGTGACTTCCCACAGCAGCGTGCGGTCGAGCGCCGTTGTGCGCACGGGCATCGTGATGCGCGGCAGCAGCGCGTCGGCCTGCGACGCGATGAACCCCGCGCCGAGCTGGACGCCGCGGCCGATGAAGTCGCGCCAGCGCTGGGTTAGGCTGCCGATGTCGAGCGTATTGTCGTTGGCGAGGGCGGGGTCCAGGTGGCCCGTCATCTCGCCGTATGGCGACCCGGCTGTGCGTCCGCGACTGTCGAGCTTGTTGAAATGAAGCTCGCGCAGGCCCTGCTCGTCACCGGCGGAGGTGAATCCCGTGACGTCCGTGTACCAGGGCTGGCTGCCGAGTGACACCGAGCCTGAGCCGTGAATGATGCCCTGCAACTGCCTCAGCACGCCCATCGCGAAGCGCCGGAAGCCGAAGACGCCGTTCGTCTCGCGCAGGGGATCGCGGTCGGTGGCGTGGCCCCAGTCCGCGTCGCCCAACTCGAAGAGCGCGGACTCCCGGCCCTCGAAGTAGAAGACGCGCGTGCCGGTGAGCGTGTTGGTGATGTCCGACGGCGTGACCGTCGCGACTGGCATCCACTCGTCTCCGGGCGACACGGTGCCCGCGACCTGCCAGTCGCCCTCGGTGTGCGTAATCTGCCACTCCTCGGCGAGCCGGGTGGGGATGCTGCGCACGATCTCGACTGGCGGCGCGCCGGCGCTGTTCCAGAAGGCGCGGTTGCCGGGGTCCTCGTCGGCGAGGTTGAAGCGGACCCAGATGGTGTGCACGACGCCAGGGTTCGCGGCCCCGCCGACGTCGTGCAGCTGCATCGTCTGGCCGGAGTTCACCGCGCCGTACTGCACCTGGCGCTCATGGCGGTAGCCCATGAGCGCGACGCCGCCGTCGACTTCGACGATGGAGCCGGACGCCTGCGCCCGGACCTCGAAGCCCTCGAGCACGTAGTGACGCAGCTGCGCCGGGTCGCCCGCAGCTGCACGTGCGCGGTCGACGCCCACCAGCACCGAGTCGCCCATCTGGGTGAGGCCGTTGAGCTGAGAGCGCTCGGCCGCGTGCTGGAAGTCCGGCTGGTCGACGCGCTCGCCGTCTTCGGTACGCAGGTACTTCTTGGTGTCGCTCACGGGATACTCTCCTCATCCTACCTAATGTGCGGCCCGGAGGCGTCGCGGAAGAAGTTGCGCAGATCGACGTGCACGCCGGCCGCGGTGATCACGTCCAGGATGCCCTTCACCCACCCGAAGCTGTCTGAGAGGTAGAACGGGTAGTAGGCATAGCCTGGGTCTGCGTTGGTGTCATTGACCACGTCGGCGTTCTCGACCACCTGCGCCGTCAGCAGCCGCGTGTAGTGCACCTCGACCAGCGGGCCGTCCGGCAGCGTGTACAGCCCGATCGGGAACGTCTGCGGCAGCGTCAGCGTGGTACCGACCAGCGTGCCCTGATCCACGACCTCGAAGCCCACGTCCGGATCGGACGGGGCCGGCTGCGCGGTGAGCATCTTCCGCCACTGCGACCGGCTCTGCGCGGTGAGCGTCGCGGCGCCGGCTGGCACAGGCGACACCAGCGCCACGCTCGTCACGGTCGGGACGTTGACCAGCGCGGCCGTCGTCCCGTCATCCAGCGTCGCGAGGTTGCGGCCGGTGTTTGGGTCCAGCAACTGGTCGATCAGCCAGACCGTGCCGGCGTCCGCGCCAGTGACCAGCTCGATCTGGTTGCCGAGGTCCGTCGGGAACGTGAACGCGCGGGGGTCGTCCTCGCTCCGGAACTGCAGCAGCGAGCCGGCGATGACCTGGCCGTCGTTGTGCGTCCGGCCGTAGGTCGTGCGGGCCGTGTTCGCGTCCACGACATCGTCGATGACCCACTCGCCGCGAGCATCGCCGCCCACCGCGTTCAGCGTCGAGTGGCGGTGGATGCGGACGAGGTCGCCCACCACCGCGCTGCCGAACGCGCCGCTGGTGCCTGTGTCGGTGACGTTCGGGCCGGCGTCCGCCGCATCGCCTGTCGCGACGTGGTGGTTCCAGTAGTCGCGGGGCGTGCGTGCAGACCAGTCCGCGTGCTTGACGTCGATGAGGATGCCGGTCTGCGGGCCGCTCGTGTTGCCGAAGCGCCGTCGGAAGGCACCGCCGGACGGGAAGTCGCCGTACGGCACGTCTTCGACGAGGCGGCCGTCCGCGTAGAGCTGGACGTTGTCGTTGCGGCACTTCTTGATCTCGAGGGTGGTCCACTCGCCGGACGGGATGGTCACCGCGCCGCCGGAGGTGATCCACGGCACTGCGCCGTTGGGGTTGAAGAACCCGAAGCGCGTGTCGCCGCCGGCACCCGACGCGAGCACGCCGACGGCCATGAGGCGCCGGCCGTCTTCGAGCTGCATCGAGAACTGCGGCTTGCTCGCGTCGGAGCCGCCTACGTCAGCCCCGTCGGCGCCGTTGATCCGGACCAGCAGCTCGAACGTGGCGTAGCTCTGCTCCGTCACGCGCGACTGCATGTCGTAGAAGGCGCGCGAGTCCACCGACGGCGGCTCGGCGATGCGGAGGAACTGGCCCTGTCCGGCCTCGGTCACGTGCGTGACGTACGTCGTCTCGGCCGCCGGCCACGTGTCCGGATCGCCGAGGTCGTTGCCGTCGTAGACCCACAGCTGGCGAAGGGGTCCGCCCTCGTATTCGACCTGCAGGTCCTCGGACGGCCGGTAGCCGTGGAGCACGCCCGTCTTCTCGCGGGTGACCTTCCAGGCCAGCCCCGTCCACGCGCGCCGCAGCTGCATGCCAGCCGCGCCGTCGATGTCGCGGAGCGTCAGCGTGGTCCCGGAGACGGCTGAGATAGGACCGACGCGGCCGAGCAGCCCCGGCGACGTGATGTGGAAGTCGTCGCCGACCAACACCTCGCCCGACAGCAGCCCGGCCGCCGCGTCGTACGCGACCGACAGCGTGGTGGGTGTGCTGCCGGGGCCGGTCGTCGCAGTGACCGTGCCGGTCGCGCTGTCGCCCGAAGCGACCAGGCGCTCGAAGCACTCGCGCGCGAGCTCGACGCCCACGACCTTGATCGGCGTCTCGGTGATCTGCACGGTGTTGCCGGCCAGCAGCGGCCTGCGCTCGACGTCCTCGACGAACGTCTTGCCGGCGGCGCCAGACGCAGCCGTCGCGCGGATAAAGATCTGTGCGGGGTGGTTCGCGCTGAAACGGAAGTGCGCGCCGGCCGCGACCTGCGCAGCCGTCGGCACGCGCTGGGTCAGGTCCTCGAACACCTCGTAGTTGCCTTCACCGATCAGCGCGGCGAGCAGCAGCTCGATGACCCACATCGTGCCGCGGGGGACGTACGCGATGGCCTTGATCACCGCGCGATAGACGGCGTCGAGGCTGGTCGGCACACGGCGCACGCCAAGGTTGTAGCCGAGGGTGTCGAGGTCGGTCCCAGTCGCGTAGTCGACGAGGAAGGACCGCCACATCGAATCGACAGCCGAGAACGCGCGCGTGAAGTCCACGACCTCGTCGCCGACCTCGAAGATGAGGTCCTGCGGCAGCAGGTAGGTCCAGACCTCGCCGTTGAAGAACTCGACGTTTCGGAGCTGGACAGGCGTCGTCCCCGTGTACCGGTACAGGCCGCCGGCCATAACGAACATGCCGCTGGTGTCCCAACCGAAGGTCGTCTCGACGTTGAGGTGGTGAATGAGCGTCGGGTCGTAGACCTCCCACGAGGCGTTGGTGTCTTTGTCGTCGAACACCCCGCCGCCCAGCGTGAGCTGCGTCGCCGAGTCGCGCGACACGATCGAGTCGGTCACCGAGGGCGCCGCGAGCAGAGGCGACAGGATACGGAAGCGGTGGGCGGCCGTGATGGCGGCGCTGAAGCCACGCTCGGCGCCGACCGTCAACGTCGCGGTCGTGCCAGCCGCGTTGATTGACACAGCGCCCTGGTGCGGATCCAGGTTCCACGGCTGTGCCGTCTCGGCGTTCGGGTTGAACGCCGCGCCGTAGTCGACGACCGTGGCCGCCGGCGTCAACTGCACTTGCACCCGGGTCGACCGGAAGCCGCCGAGGCGTGACAGCTCGTCGCCGAGCGCGCCGGTCAGTCCTTCGATCAACCCCTCGGTCATGTCTGCAGCGGCTCCTTCGCGACCTGGCGCGGTCCGGTCTTCCACCACGGCAGTAGCAGAGAGCGCAGCGCGTACAAACTGCTGCGGTGGTTTTTGTGCACGTACGACACGGCACCAGACACGAGCTCGGTGCTGCCGGAGGTCGCGTCGAACCCGGCGACGAAGACGTTGTACGGGCCGCCGGAGGCTAGCGGCGGCGACACGAAGACGCCCGAACCGTCAGCGACGACGACGTCGTTCACGCTGCCGTAGCTACCGGCGTAGCAGATCGGGTCAGCGGTGGTGCCGAGCGGCCCGAGGTGGAAGCGATAGCTGCCGTCCGGGATCGACAGCCCCGTCACTGCGATCCGGTACCCGCCGTTCTTCTCGACGGTGGTCGGCGTGACCGACGTCGAGGTCGTGATCACCTCGTGGTACCCGGCATCGTTGAGCGCCTCGGAGCGCGCGTTGCCGAAGAAGTCGGCGGTCATCGGCTGCGTGACGGCCGCCTCGCCGAACGCCGCGGTCCACGTCTTGGCCGCGATGCCGATGGCGCCGCTGGTAGTGCCGATGCGCAGGTCCGCCCCGCTGCCGGGCGTGGCGTCCTGGAACACCGGGTCGGCGTCGACTGACCGCACGGCGCCGATCGAGCCGGAGGGGTCCAACGACGCGCCGGCCCGCCAGGCCGTCAGCGTCTCGTAGTCTGTCGCCGTCGCATCGACGCGGGCGATGCCTGGCGTGTTCGGTGCAGCCTCGCCTGCGTCGACGAGGTGGAAGCAGTTGCTGCTCGAGTCGCCGGTCTGCAGCGCACTGAGGTCCACCACGGCGCCGAGCCGGTAGACATCGTGCGTCGCGCCAGTACCGGCGAGGTAGAAGATGTTGCCCTCGAAGTGGATGACGCTGCCGGCCGTCGAGTTGTGGACGTACGTGAAGGCACGGATCGGGTCGGTGCCGTCGAGGTGCGCGAACGTGTTGTTCCAGGACGCGAACCCGTCGACGTTGTCCAGCTCGATGTACTCGTTGTTGACGTCGGTGTCGTTGCACTCCTGGAACTGCGAGTTGACCACGCGCACGCGGTCCGACGCCCCGACGTACAGGGCTGCCGTCTCGTGCAGCCGGTGAAACGTCCGGTGCATGAAGACGTCGTCGGTGTTGATGAGCTGAATGGCTGCACCCGAGCTGAGCGCGCCCGTGTGTTGCAGGAACAGCGCGTAGTCGATCGTCAGCTGCGTGACGTTCTGTGCGTAGACGCACCAGCTCCGCGTCCCCCGGATCTGCGTCCGCGGCACCACGTCGACGGAGGGGTCGCCGCCGAGAATCTGAATGTCATCGCACGCAGCGCCGAGTCCCTCGATGTACACGCCCGCGTTGGCGGCCGGGACGGTGATCTGTCCCAGGAGGCAGCTGTCGATGGTGATGCGGTGCGCTGGCAGGTTCGTTCCGCCACCGCGCTCACCGATGCGGACGGCCGCGTTCGTGAACGCGTTCGACGTGTGCACGTCGATGAAGACGAGCTCCTTGATCGTGACGTCGTTGACGCCCCACACGTACACGCCGTCGCCACCAGCGGGTGCCGGGTCGGCGTCCACGACGGTCGTCGGGACGAGGCCCCCGCCGTCGAGGCGCCCGGACAGCGTCAGCTCCTCGTTGCCCTTGTCCGCGATCGTCACCGTCGCGGGGCTGACGGTGATCGTCTCCACGTACGGGCCGTCGTCGTCGGCGCGCAGCTCGTAGCCACCAGCCGGCCACGCACCAGCGGGGATGCCTGCGATCGCCGCGGTGAAGGTGGCGTGCGATGTGAGCGTCTGCTGGTTGATGACGGGCACGCTGCGTCTCCTACGCCACGTCGATGTTCAGCGCGGTGATGCGCGCGATCTCGTGATCGTCGATGGTCACGTTCGACTCCGCGCCATCGAGCAGCAGCGTGATGTCGTACACGCCGTCGACGCCCATCACCCGCTCCACGAGCTCGTGGTAGATGACGTCGCCGCTGATGCCCAGGTTGTTGATGTAGTCGCTGACCGCGGTCTCCGCGTCGGACACGACAGTCGTCCGCTCGAAGCCCTCGAGGACGGTCAACCGCGCCGTGACCGCGCGCTGCCGCACCGTCGGCGGCAGGACCCGAACGTCGACTCCAGCAGCGCGCCAGCCGGGGTAGTTCAGCCGGTCGTCGATGTCGCCGTCGACGACCTTCTGCGCCTCGGCGATGACGCCGGTGTAGTACTGGTACCCAGAGACGATCCGGTCACCAGTCTGCAGCGGACCCGCCGTGCCCGAGAAGAAGATGCGGCCGTTCGACTGGCGCAGGTCGTAGTCGTTACCTGCGGCCGTGTCCGGCGTCAGCAGCGTGATCGTGTCGCCCCGGACGAGGTAGAGCAGGTCCGTTCCGGTGACCATCGGGAAGTTGTTGTGGTCGAGGAACTCCTCGCCGCCCACGGCGCTGTCCGTCGGCGGGCCGTTCAAGCCGAGCGTCAGCGGCTCGCCCGCAACGAAGAGCGCGCCCGCACCCTCGACCACGCCGTCGGCGTTCGTGTACGTGATCGTGTTGGCGTCCGGGACCGACAGGATCGGGAACAGGCCCTCGTTGCCTGCGTTGGCCGCGTTGGTGATCGCGATGTAGCCACCGACGATCTCGGCCCGCTCGGTCGCGTCGGTCGGGAACGCGCCGGCCGACGTCAGCGTCTGCGTGGTTCCGGTGAGCACGCTCAGCGAGTCGACCCCGGGCGCGGCGACCACCGCGGCGCTCCGTCGGCGCGCGTAGTCGGCCACGTTCCCCGTGCCGTCGTCGACGTACACGATGGCCGTGCCGGGCGCGTTGGCGTTCTCGAACGTGTGCGAAAAGACGATCGTCTTGCCACTGCCTGCCGGGTCCTCGACGCCGAGGACGATGAACGCGAGCGCCTCTGGTGTGCAGCGTGGGAGCGTCGCGATGAGGTCCAGGATGCGCGCACGGTAGGCGTCGTCCGACTCGCGGTCGCGACCCTGCCCAAAGCTGGACGGGTTGCTGACCGAGTCGACGCCGATCGGCTTCGTCCGGAAGACGACGGCCGTGGCGACGCCGATGTTCCCGTCCACACCGACCTCGACGGCGCGGGCGTCGGCGAAGGGCGCCGAGCTGGTCGCGGCCGCGGCGATGGGGGCGTCCTCGGTCGTCTCGACGGCGGTGCCGTCGGCCGTCTCGACGATCGTCCCAGCCGGGATGGTGACCGGCGCAGCGGTCGCGACAGCACGTGTGAACTCGAGCTGCCCGACGGCGCGGCGCGCCTCGAACCGCTCGATGGTCCCGCCGAGGATCTCCTTGGCGCGCTCGTCGAGGTCGAGGCCCGCCGCCTTGCGGAAGTCGAAAAGCTCCGCGAGTCGGGTGAACTGGTAGTAGACCTCGGCGATCTCGGTCGAGAGCGCCGTGATGAAGTGCTTGAGGGTGGAGCTGTCAGTGACGTCGGACAGCGACGTGCGCGCCACGACCGCGTTGATGATGTCCCGCTGGACTTCCTGCTTGGTCTTGATCTGCAGCTTGGGCATTGGCTGTCCTCTACGTCCGCGACGTGATGTTCACCCGGTCGGACAGGCCGTACACCGAAGCGTTGAACTCGACGTCGATGCTGTCCGGCCCCCTCGGCGCGAGCTGGACCCCCGACACGGTCACGATGCGCGGGTCGTCCTGCACCGCGGAGGTCATGTGCAGCCGCGCCGTCTCCGTGTCCACGACTGTGTTGCCCATGCCCACCACCACATTGGTCCCCAGCTCTCGGTACATCGCGCTGTCCCCTTTGTTCGTACGGAGACGGGTGCCTACAGCCTGCTCCAGGTTAGGGATCCCCGCGACGCGCTTCACGTCCTTACCTGCGTTGTTCGCCTCATCGAGCACCATATCGTACAATCCGCTCCCGTCCGAGGACGGTTCGAGGCGCCAGTCCACGCCGAACAGGCGGTGCGTCTCGGGCGCGAGGAGGTCGGTGCCCCGGACGACCGGCAGCGTCCGCGCCGTCTGCCGAGACGCCCGACTCGGGATGAGGATCTGATCGCCCGGTCGTAGGGTGCCCGGGAGCCCCGCCGGGTGGATGTAGGGTGCCCGCAGGTCATTGATCGCCGCGATCTCCCGGTACCGCGACGCGTCGTCCAAGTACTCGGCGGCGATGTCGTGAATGGTCTGCCCCTGTCCGACCGTGCGCTCCGTCAGGCCGGCGACCTCGAGCGCGCGCCTGCGTGTCTCCAGACGGGCCGCTCGGCGCTTTCGGGCGTCACCCAGCCTCGGCCGCGTCCCGGCCGCCCGAACGCCTCTGAACGTCACCTGGGCGGTCACGGCGGCGGATTCGGCCTCGGTGGTCTCGGAGCCGTCGTCCAGCGCGGTCACGCGGGCCTGTAGGGCCGTCTGGAGCCGGTCTGGCCAGGCAGCGATGCGCTGAAGCCCGCGCTCCAAGTCGGTCCAGTCGGCGCGCACAGAGGCCGGCAGCGTGCCTACGGCGACCAGCGAGGAGTCCATGGCGTCCAGGAGGTTCTCGGTGTCGGCGAGCAACTGCAGGAGCCCGTCGGACGTGACGCCTCGAATCTCGGTAGTCCGGCCGTTCACGAAGTCGGCCGAGGCCGCCGCGACGTTGTTCGCCGAGGCGGCGATCTGGGTGACCGAGCGGACCGAGCTGACGTAACTCCGGATGGAGTCGTCCGTGTCTCGTCCCAGGCCACCCACGTTGTCCAGCGTCCCGCTCACGAGGTCGATGCCCTCGCGGATGGACCGCGCCGGGTCGCCGATCTCATCGAAGAGGTCGTGGTCCTCGGAGACGATCCGAGAGCGCTGCGCCGCAGGCTCCACCGCGAGCATCTGGATGTTGTAGAAGTACATCGTGCTGCGGCGCGACGCGCGGCGCAGCTCGAAGCTCTGCGGGATGACGCGCCAGTGCTCGTCGTCCTTGATGTTGTGCCAGATCAGCTCGGTGCCGGCCGACGTCTCCGGGTTCCGTTTCAGGTCGGCGTAGAGCCGAAAGATGCGGTCCTGGAGCATCTGCAGCTGCTTCTGCCCCGACAGGCGCGTGACGGAGTCGTCCACCTCGACCGTCCGATCCACGTACGATCGGAGCTCATCGCGCACGCGCTTCGACGACACCGGGACGCGGTCGAGCAGACGCGGCGCGAAGCCGGTCGTGCCCGCGATCTGCATGGGCCTCGCGAGAATCCCGGACTCCTCCACGTACAGGCCGCCGCCGAGCGTCGGTGTGGCCTTCACTGCGAACGGCTCGCCCATCGTCATGCGCTGCGGCGCGAGGATCAGCGGCATCATGGCGAACTGGGGCCCGACGCCGTCTCCATCGAACGCCGGCGAAGCGATGCGCAGCTCGAAGAAGTACAGGAACTTCTTCCAATACTTCTCATCAGCCTGCTGCTTGGCTTGCTGCTCGACGTCGGCCGCAGTGGTGGGGATGAGCTGAATCACTACGCCTCCTCCACGAAGTATACGTGGTTCGACAAGTAGGCGTTGGCCTCCTCGGCTGACTGGTCCGCGCCAGTCGTGGGGCGCTCGAACGAGTCGATTGACAGCTTGATGGCTTCGAGTTGCCCCTTCAGCACTATGAGGAATGCCTCGAGCGCGCCCCCGAGCGCGGCGCTCGCCGTAGCCGGCACGACCTGAACAGTTGAACTGCCCTGGCTGGCCGAGACGCTGCTGCCTGCGAAGTTGCCCGCCGCCGTCTTCAGCACGTCCGCAGCCGTCGAGATGTGACCGAGCCGAGTGTCAACGTCGCGGTACAGCGTGTTCCGGGCGTCGCCCCATGCCGTACCGCGCACCGCAGCGTCCTCGGGGCTGACCACGGCGGCCGCCGGCGAGCCGATGCGGACGTAGTCGGCCATGAGCGCCATCGTCGACTGCCCCGCTGCATGGTGAAGCAGACTGATGCGCTCGACCGAGCCGTCGCCGTAGTCGACCGAGAACACTGCGTCGTCGGGCAGCCGGACACGGACGTTGCCTGCCGATGCGTAGTTCGTCTGCGTGTCGATCTGCGTGCTCGCGACCTCGTCACCCGTGTTTGCGTCGTAGCCGCCGCCGGTGTTGGCCGTGCCACCGCCGCCGAAGCCGAGGTGCGCCCGGCGCAGGTCGAGCAGCCAGCCGCCGTTGGCCGTCACGCCGACCACCACACCCTGGTGCTTGATCGCGCGTGGCGTGCCGTCGTCAGTGACGCCGTCGCCGATGATGCGGAGACGGTCGCCGCTGGCGGCGTCGGGCGCCTTGCCGGTGTCCGCTCGAGGGTGCGGGATGTGTCGGAGGATCACGCCCTGTTCGCAGCGGTCGTCGATGAAGCCGACGAGCACGTGGTCGCCGTCCATCATCGCCGGGCTGGTCTTCGTGTTGACGTCAGGAGTCTGCCCGAAGCCGTGCCGATTCGGCCGCGGCGTGGAGATGTCGCCGTCGTGCGCGCCGCTGTACTCGCGGCTGATCAGGCAACGCGGCAGGTAGTGATAGCGGCCGCCGCGCATGCTCGTGTAGCAGAGCACGTCGGCGTACTGCGCCGCGGGCGTCGAGCGCCGGTCCATGCACGCATAGCGCTCGTCCGCATTGAACGAGTACGTGCGCACGACGACGCCGCGCATCATCACGCCGCGCGCGGAGCGCACCAGCGGGATGCCTCCCGGACGTTGCGTGCCGGCTTGCAGGCGAGGTTGCGCACCGATCCGCGGCACTACTTGTCCTCCTCGCGCGCTTTGATCGCGGCGGCCTGCTTCTGCAGCTCCTCCTGGATCGCAGCGTCGTTGTACTCGTCACGGATCACGTTGAACGCCCGCACCAGCGATTGATCGGTGCCCCGCCAACCTCGGGTCACGCCCAGCGTCGTGGCCAGCCCGCCGGCGCGGGTGAGGCTCTCCGGAGCCTGCCAGGCGTTGCGGACCTCTTCGACGTAGTACGTCTCGTCGCGCGCCGGGTCGTCACCGCGGATCCGGAGTCGGCCGCCGACGCGAATGTCCGGGCGTCCGATCGCCAGCGGTATGGTCCCGCTGTAGAACAGGTAGTTCATGCAGTGGAAGTCGCGGATCCGCTCCCTGTAGTTGAGCGCGAGGCCGAGCGGCGAGCCGTCGAGGTCGACGTCCGTCGAGGACGTCGCATAGTTCGTGATGACGTCCATGCGCCGCACGCCGTGGCGGCTCACGTCCTTCACGCTGATGAGCGGCGTCTGCAGCTCGGGCCACGCCTTCAAGCTCTCCTGGTAGATCGCGGGCGCGGCCATGAACATGTTCCGGCGCTCGGCGCCGCTGCGCGCGGTCTGGACGGCGACGCAGTCCCCGCGGTCGACCGTGTACAGCGGGATGCGGTTGAGCCAGGGCCCGGACGACAGCGCTTCCGGCTTGTCGGGATCCGGCTCGTTCACGTTCGCGGCGGCTTCGCGGCGCGTAGCGGTGAGGAACGGCCTGTCGCGTAGGATCACAGCCATCGCCGTCGTGTCGGGCGTGCTGCCCTGATCGTTGTGCGTGTACGCGACTGTGTCTGGTGAGTCGCGCGATACGAGGTCGCACCACAGCTCGCACAGGGCCGGGTCCGAGTAGTGCTGCGCTATCGGCCACAGGTACGTGTTCTGCGGATCGAAGTAGACCGGATTGAGCGAGCTCGACCGCAGCGGGTCGTTCATCCAGTGGTCCGTGAAGTACTGGATCTCGTCTAAGAAGTTCCGGCCGCCTCGGATCGATACGAGCGGGCGCGTGATCGACGGCGACGGCGGCGCCTGCAGCGAGAACGGCGACGGCTTCGGGCCTGGCGGGCTCTTCTTCAAACGCGGCTTGCCGTACTGGATGACCTCGACGGTGCCTTGGCCGGACGGCAGCGAAGGCGGGAGCACCCAAGTCGCGCGGCCCAGCTCGTCCAGCTCGTGGAGGAAGCCGAACAGCAGGTTCGACACGACCTCCTTGACGTTCCCGAAGACGCCCTCGGTCTCCTCCATGATCCGCGTGAGCGCCGCGCCGGCGTAGTCGCCGTCGGTGATGCGGTCGAACCACACGGGCGTCAGCTCGAAGATCTTGGTGAAGTCACGTCCGGTCACGACGTAGGTCGTTTCGGTGGCGCCAGTACCCGACGCCGAGGTGGCCGGCGCCACGACATCGACCAGACCACGCATGGCGTGGAAGCTCCGGTCGTGCCGCGTGAACGAGATGTCGACCCAGTCGTCGTCGACGATGATGTCACGCAGGTCCACGTTCGGGTCTCGCGACTTCACCGCGAACGTAAACGTGCCGGGGCTGCCGTCGATGTTCTTGCGCGTCTCGGCCGCGATCAGCCGGAACCGATCGTCGCTGACGCCGTGCGCCCGCGAGTCGAAGTGGATCGCGCGCTTCCGCGCCTGCGGCATTCCCGGCTCGTCGGCGTGTCCGTAAACGGACACCTTCGCGCCGCTGGTCTCCGACCCGCGGAACGTGCCGGAGCGGTTGCCTGCAGCGCTGTGACTCGGCTTTGGCATCTACGGACGCCCGATCCCTTCGACGATGTCGCCGACACGCGTCAGTCCCGCGGCCGCGCGTTCCACGGCACCATTGTAGTGCACGAGGCTCTCGGTAATACGCGCCTGCGCCTTCTGCATGGCGACGAGCCCACCCTCGAGCTGCATCGCGGCCTCATGCACGCGGTCCGCCGCCGCGGCGAGCTGCCCGAGTTGCGAGTCGGTCGTGCCTTCGAGCTGCCCGGCCAGGCCGCCGCCCGCAGCGAACTTGCCGGCCTTGCCTCCGCCCTTCCGGAACGCGTCGACCACGCCCTGTGGCATCTGACCCGTCGAGCGGTACTGACCGATCTCCTCCATGAGACCTGTACCGACGGGGACGCCGAGCTCCAACAGCGACTGCTGCGCGAGGTACTCGCCCCCAGCTCCGCCGCCGCCCATCTGGATCAGGCGGTCGATGAAGCTGCCGATGTTGCCCGCCGTGAAGCCTGCGCCGGACTCCATGCGCTTGCGCGCGTCGCGGAGCCGGCTGAACGACACGCCGCTGCCCAGGCGCCCGAGGCCGCCGAACTGTTGCAGCATCAGAATGTCCAGGAAGCCCTGCGGCCCGCGGAGGGACCGCGCGCGCCCGGACTGGCGGATCCCGTGCCCGATGCGCGAGCCCTGGAATGTGTCGACGCCCAAGCTGCGACTCGCCCCAGTCGCGCCGGCGAAGCCGCCGAGGCTGGTCCCGATACCTGTCGACCGGAACACGCCGGCATCAGCTCCCGCCGTCTCCAGCAGGTCGACCAGCTCGCTGCCCTCGAGGCCAGACGCCAAACCGCCCATCCACGCGTGCTCAGCGAACATACGACCGCCGCGCCCGCCCAGCCCGCCGCGGCGCCCCGCGAAGCCGAGGTTGCCGACGGCGCCTGCGGACAGGCCCATCCGCGCACCGAAGAGGCCGAGCATGACGTTCTGGTCCATCCCAGGACCGGCCCACCCGCCAGCGCTGCGCGCTGTACGCGCTGCGATCTGCGCCGTCTGCGTCGGGTCGAAACCGAGCGCCACACCCGCGCTGCGGAGGCCGCCGCCAATCTTGCTGCCGTACGCCGCGCCGGGCTCACCAGCCACGCTGTAAAGCGACTGCGCCGCGAGGCGGTACTGGTTGGTCCCAGCCGCGGCCTTGATCATGCGCTGGCCGACTGCGCGGAACTGCGGACCCATGGCGAGTCCGAGCGCGCCGCCGAGGAAGGCACCAGGCACGCCGAAGGCGGACTCGCCGAAGCCCATGCCCCACGTAGCGCCGACCACCATTTGCGGTGCCCGCCGGAACGCGTGGCCGACCAGCGCGGCCTTGCCGGCCAGCCGAAGACCGGCCCCGCGGCCGCCACCCGCGCCGGCGCCGCCGGCGAGCGCGAGGAGGACGCTCTCGTCGCCGCTGCGCATCGCCGCACCCGCCGCAGCCGGGCTCGCGCCCTGCCGGACTGCGTACTGATACGCGGTGTACAGGTTCCCGCCTTGGGACCCGATGCCCATCGACTGGACAGTGGCCGCCCGTGACGCTTCGCGCGTCAGGGGACCTTGCCACGGCGTAGCGCCGACCTCGAGGTGGTACGGCGTCTGCGGCCCCATCCCCTGCGGCGATATGTGCGAGCTCCAGGCGGGCAGTTGCAGTGGAGGGCGGCTTCCCCCTGGATAGCCAACGCGCGGCCCTGCGCCCAAATACGCTGGGCCACCACCGCCGGGCCCCAGCAGCAGCGGACCTGACCCCCCAGCAGGCAACAGCAGCTGCGGCGCCGCCGGCGGACCAGGCGGCGGCGGGTAGCCGACGCGCGCGGCACCTGCGCCGAGCTGTAGCGGGACGCGCCCACCACCAAGCTGCTGTAGTGGAGCCGCGCCCGCACCGAGCAGCAGCTGGGGACCCGCGGCCGCCGCCGCAGGCCGCGTTGGGCCTGCCCCCCAACCGCCGAGCCCGCGCGTCCAGCCCCAGCCCGGGCCAACGAAGCCGGCGCGGGTCGCCGCCGAGCCGCCAGCCATCGCACCGGGCGACATGGTCATGCCTCCGGAGCCGTACAGCGTTGGGTGCGGGATCATCTGCAGGCGGCTGTGCCGCGCCTGCTGACGTGCTTGTGCGTCGGCGACCTGGCGCCGCTGATGGCCGATGAGTCCTTCGAGGACGCCTGCCGCCTCGCCGATGGCCTGCGGTGTCGCCTTGCCGCCCGCGAGCTGGTCGAGATAGGCCGCCTGATGGTGCATCGCGGCGCCAATCGACGCGGCGCCTTGGCGTCCCGGGATGTAGTAGTTGGTCTGCTGCCGCCCGCCGCGCGAGAAGACCGACGCCCGAACCGGCCCGCTGATCGCTTGCGTGGCCGTGCCCGCGATCTTGTTGATGTCGAGGACGGACCCTTTTATGTTTGTGAGGAGCGTGGCGACCTGACGCAGCTGGTTCAGGTCGATCGCGCTCGTGACGGAGCGCGTGTTGCGCTGAAGCTCCGCGAGGGACTGGCGGTCGAGCTTGGTCTTGTAGTTGAGCTCGACGTCGACTTTTTTGACTGCCATCTACTGCCTCACGTCTCCCAGTCCGGCATTCTACCCTCTTCGAGTGCCTTCTCGACCTCCTCCTGCCAGGCGGCCGCCGAGTCGGTGTTGACGCCCAGAATGCGCTGAATGGTCTCTTTTGTCTTCTCCAGGTCGGACTGATCCTCTCCGGCCCCGCCAAGACGCAGCTGCTGCTCTATGCGAGACAGAACCTGCGTCATGTCCTCAAGGAAGTCCCGCACGTGCATTGCGAACGGCCGGTCCATGAACCGGGGGTCGTTCGGGGGCAACTTGTACTTGTCGGACCACCAGCGCTGAAGTGCGCCGAGGTCGTCATTCGGCGGGTTCTTGGCCAGATTCTGCAACCTCGTCCAGTCGAAAGAACCGGCGCTCGTGCGCCACCACCTTCTTCCACAGCTCGATGATGATCTCCTGCTCAAAGAGCGCCCGAAGGTCTTGCGCCCAGCTCGGACCACGGAAGTCGCCAGTCTTGGCCTCGGTGAACGACAGTGCCATGTGCGCGATGGCGTCGTTGAGCACGGCCGCGCCGGCATCCAGCGCCTCGCGCGGCACCCCACCGCTCAGCCGCGCAGAGGTCGCGGCAGCCGCCTGCTGCTCGCCGACAGTCAGGATGCGGTTGGTGAACACACCCTCGTGCGTGTTCCCGCGCCGGTCGACGTGCTTGAAGTCGAAGGTGACCTCGGTCGCGTCGAGCTCGGACTCGGCGTCCTTCTCCTCTTCCGGATCGGGTGCAGCGACCAGGGGCGCGCGGGCCAGCTCGGCAGCCTGCGCGCGGAGATCGGCGGCAGTCTCGGCTGTCGTGGACGGTTTAGTAGCGGATGTTCGCTTGCGGACCATGTCCGCGTTCTACCAGAGTTGGGCTTGTACGGACAGTAAGTGCCGCGCTTCTACGGCGCCTCGACCGCGTCGATGGCGCGGATAGCCACGAACGCCACGTCCTCGCCCACGATGCTGCGCGCGCCGAAGGTCAGGTTGTGCGACGTGACCCGGACGCCTTCGAGCGACACGAGCGTGCTCACTTGCTGGTCGATGATGTCGGCCGTCATCTCGCCGAGGGCGAGGATGTTCAGCAGGAGCTGATCGCTGCCCTGGCCCGAGGGCCACTGCGGCATGAAGCCGATCTCCTTGAGCGACTTCTTGACGATGTACAGCCGCGCTGCGGTGAACGTGACGTCGTAGCTGACGGGCACGTGCTCGGCGATTTCCATCTGGTCGAGCACGGCCACGGGGTCGTAGCCGATCGTCTCGGAGTACGACGCGATCGTCGCGTACCCCACCGGCCTCTGCTTGATCGCCAGGTGGACGCGCGCGCCCGTGGCGACCAAGCCCTTGGTGATGCCTGCGCGTTGTGAAGCCGGTGCCGCCATGAACTACTCCTTACGCCGCCTGGGACAACGTGACCAGGTGGACCGTTGCCCTGACGAAGTTGACCGGGATGATGGGCGCGACCTCCACCGAGACGTCCATCACGTCGGCGGCCAGCGTGAGCGACAGCGCCCGCCACTGGATGACGGCCCCCTCCCGCAGCTGCAGGTTGAGGCTGGTCTGCGCCGCGCTCTTGCCCGCAGCCAGCGTGCCCGCAAAGCCTGGCTCGCCGACCACCGTCTCCATCGCGTTCCGGAAGTTGAACACGGTGAAGTTCACCGCCTCGTTCACCGACGCCTCGACGAAGGCCAGGTTGACCGACTGCAGGTACGTCGTGATGTTCCGGACGCAGCGGCGGCCCGTGCGGTGCGCCTCCATGAACCACAGGCCGGCGAGGATCATCTCGTGCGCGTCCTCGACCGGATCCCACGAGCTGTCCTGCGCGATGGCCGCGACCTTCATGGTCTTGCGCGTGAGGCTGGTGCCGACGGGACTGCCGGCTTGCATGCCCGCAGCGCCGGCGGCCTGGAACCACGGCATGAACGTCGTCGAGACGCCGGCGGTGTTCGGCCGATCGATCGTCTGCGCGCAGGCTCGGATGTGCCGCGAGTTGATGCTCAGGACCTGCGACTTGATGCTCGCCTTGGCAGGCAGCACGCCGGTCGGCGCGTTGTCCGAGTCGACCGCGGACAGCCCGACGATACCGTCGCGCTCCGACTTGCCGGCGCCGCCCATATACGCGCAGTGCGCCTCGAGCGCGCTGTGCACGGCCGGGTCGCCGCTGAGCACCACGATGGTGTTGCAGTCCACCTTGCGGAGCTGGTCGAGCGCCTCCTGCCAATCACCGCCGGCCGCGACACCCTCACCGCCACCGGAGAGGAACTGGTTGGTGACGTTGTCTGGCGGCTGCCCGCTACCCGCCTGCGCCGTCGTCAGCACGAGCGCCCAGGTGCCTCCACCAGCAGCCCCGGCGATGGTCGTGATGAACCCAGTCGTCGCCCGCGGTGTCGAGCCCGAGACCGTGAGGACGCCCGCCGTCGAGGCCGCGAGCACGTACTGCGACAGGGTCGGGTGGTTGTTGATGAGCAGGACGAGCCCCGCTGCGATGGTCGTGACCGTGTCGGCACCGTCGGCCGTGTACGTCACGGTGACGCCGTCGATCGTCACGTCCCAGTCGCCGATGCCCTCCGTCGTGATCGACAACGTGTACAGCTTCGCAGTGAACGCCGTGCGAGTAGGCGTCACCAGGTCCGAGCTGGTGGTGTAGTAGTCAACCATCGCGTTGAGCACAGCCGAGAAGCCGGCGTGCGCGGTCGCAGGCGAACCTTGGTTGAAGATGTTCGTCGGCGTGTTCGTCCAGTCGAGCAAGGCCGGGTCGAGGCCCGTCTGCGCCGTCCGCATCGTGAACGTGAAGCCGAACTCCTGCGCGCCGGCGGCGACGTTGTCGACCTGTCGCGCGTTGAAGTAGTCCTGCACCTTCGTCAGCGTATCGATGGAGCCGTTGGTCTGCGCCGCGACGGCGCTGATCGTCAGTGTCCGGCCTGCGTCCATGTCGCCGAGGGCGATGACGTCGATCTGTGAGAAGTTCGTCGAGCCGCGCACGGCGACGGCCCCATTCGCGATCGTGAACTGCAGCGTGTCGGAGGCCGCGGCGCCGTTGGCCGCCAGACCCCAGACAGCGACGTCGCGCGTGCCGCCAGGCGCTGCGTCGAGCGCGCCGACGATCGTCGTCCCGCCAACGAACATGGCCGAGGGCTGCACGAGACCTTCACGCAGCGCGGCGACGGCGACCGAGTAGATGACCGTGTTGCCAGACGCTTCACGGACGTTGATGATCTGGTCCGTCGCGACGCCGCTGCCGGACGTCTGGTCGACGATGACACCGAGCACCTTGGAGAAGGTCACGGTGCCGGCGATGGGATTCGCGGCAGCATCGACAGCGTGCAGCGTAAACTGCTCACTAACGGGCGCCGGCGTACCAGCGTTGTTGAGGCCGTAGACCGTAACGACCTTGGAGACCATGTTCGCGCTGGTGACTGCGGCGAGGACCTCGAGCGTGTCAGCGCCGCCCGGCATGGTATCGCCACTGTCCACGTCGCCGTCGAGCCCGGGGTCGGTCCGCGTGCCGTAGCAGCGGACAGTCCCAGTGGGCAGGACGTCGGCCGTCATCGTCTCCCAGCCGGCGTCGAGCAGCGTGCTCGGCTCGTAGTCGAGCTGGAACAGCGCCGTCTCTTGGTTAGTGATCGTGTCGTCGACCTGCCCAACACCGTCGCCCGACTCGGTGGTCGCCTCCAGCACCACGGTGAGCAAGCGCCCGAATGCGCCGGCACCTGCGTTGCCCACCGAGACCTTGATCTGGTTGGTGAACTCACCCCAATCCTCGGAGGTCAGAGTCAGCGCGTCGCCGATGGTGTTGGACAGGACCGCGGTGGCCTGCGTCGCCTGGTTGACCTTCATGGCGATGATCGTCTGGGCGCCACCAGGAATGGCCGCGTCGGTGCTCGGCTCGAACGCGACGGAGCACGCCTCACGCAGGTCGCCGGAGCGGAAGGTGTCCCGCGCAGCTCGGGGGCTGGTCAGCTGGATGATCTGGTCGACAGTCATGCCCGAGCTCACGGGCCGGCCACCGACGCCGGTACCGATAAGTCCCACCACGCCGCTCGCGCCCAGGCCCACCTGCTCGAGCGCAGAGGCATCCACGCGCGTCTCCACGCCGGGGATAGCGGTCAGTCGTCCGTCGAAGAAGATCGTGGTCGCCGTCATCTCTCAGTACCTCTAGCCTACGATCGGGGCCCGCAGGAACGCCTCGTACGCCTGCCGCCACTCTACCATTGTTCGCCGCTCAGGCTGGATCCCCCGCATCCTGCGGACGAACCCGGCCATCCGCGTGGGGTGCACACCGGAAGTCTGCGTGAACACCACGAGCTTGACGCGCGGAAGCACAGGCTGCGGCGGGGCGGGCGGGGCGGGCGCCACTGCGGGCGTCTTGGCCGCCGTCTTCGCCGCCCGGGTCGTCCTCGTTCGTCGTGTAGCCACGTCTTTCCCCTTTTACTCTGTATTGTAGGGCGTGACGAGCGTCTTGACCCCAGGGACTGCGTCGTCACCGTCCACGGTCGTGTTTGAGCCGCCCGCGACGTGGATGCCGGCCACTGCCCGGACCCGGCCGCCGCCCTCCGCCTCACTCGCAGGCTCCCCGACGACCTCGAACTGGCGCTGACAGGAGAAGCGCAAGGTGCGCGCGAACAGGAAGGCCGGGATGTAGCGCGGGTCGGGCGCCACGTCCTGGCCGCCCAGCTCCATGTCGAACAGTCCACACTCCACGAAGAAGGCGCGGGCGCGCGTCATGATGTACTTGGCGAGGTGGTAGTACCAAATGCACACATCGGGGTGCTTGGCGTACACCATGATGTTGAACGAGTGCTGGTAGATGGACCCGAAGACCTCGGAGCCGTCGACGCCGTCCGCCTCGAAGCCCTCGTAGGCATCGAGGTCCAGGTCGGTGATCTGGCCAGCGAAGTCGCCGAGGAACTTGGTGGGCTCCGACTCGTTCTTGAGCACGATGGCGAACAGCGGGAACGGGCTGTTCTCGCGCGGGAAGTTGTGGATGACGTTCGGCGGGTCGCTGGCGTAGTACGTCCGGATCTTGGCGACCTCGGCGTCGTCGAGCCCCATGAAGAAGTCGAAGACGCGCTCGAGGCGCACGGGCTCGGCCGTCAGCTCGGCGAGCCCGTCGGTCAGCGCCGTGTAGATGAACCGCTCGATCATCCCAGGCGTCCCCGCTTCAGCTCCTTGTCGATCGCGCTGTCGACGACCATGGACACGACGTGCTGCATGCGCGCGGCGAAGTTGTGGGCCGACGTCGTCTGCGAGATCCAGCTCCCGCTCTTCTCCGAGACTCTCCGGAACTTCACGCCCTGGAACCTATTCATCGGCGTGTGGTGCTGCTTCTTCCACTCCAGGTCGTCCTTGCGCAGCCCGCGCAGGCCGTGGTCGGCGTCGCGGGGCACCACGCGGCCTCGTGGATCGGTCCCGCGGAACGCAGGGAGCAGGTCCCGCGGGAAGACACGGCGCTGCGCGGTCATGCGCGGGTCCTTGTAGACCAGCGGCACGTCGATGTACCGCCCGCCGTCCTTGGCCGTCTTGGCCTTCGGTGACCTGAGCAGCGCCGCCTTCATGTCGGTGCTGTTCTGGCCGTGCTCGATGGTCCGGACGACGGCGTGGTGACTCTCGTCCAGTTCCACGGACACGCTGTCCCCGACGATGATCGGCTCCGAGATGGCCTCGATGTAGATCTGCGCCATCTCGGGCGAGACCTCGCGCTCGACCATCTGGACCCACCGCTCGCGCAGCTCGCGGCCGACGGACTCCAAAATGTCCCGCCGCACGCCGTGCGCGGCGTACTCGATCTGGTCCTCGTACCGCGGGCCGCCGTCGAACAGCACGTCCAGCATCTAGCCCTCCCGCTCGAACTCGAGTTTGACGTCTGCGTGGATCGGCAGCGACTGCGGCACTGGCGGCGGCGACGGCTGGCCAGCGGCCGTCCGCGTCTTCGACCGCGTCGTCGACGCGCGCTCGACGTGCGGGAAGTTGATGACGATCCACGCGGGGTGGCACAGGTAGTGGACCGCGATGCGCGTGTCAGCGTCGGGCTCCTGGCCGCCGAGCCAGGAGATGTCTCCGTCAACGACGTCGTAGTGCACGCCGCAGATGAACCGCGACGTGAGCGTGCGGAGCTCGTACACGTCGATGGCCGGGTACCGCAGCTGCGTCGTCGCTGCGCCGTCGACCTCCAGCGTCTCGGTGAACACGATCGACTCGTCCAGGTTGATGAGTCGATCGTAGTAGCCGAGCTTGTTCTCCGGCCGCACGGTGATGCGCATCTGGCCCCAGAACCAGCCGCCCAGCCGGTCGTAGCCGGTCTGCATCATCTGGGCGCTCGCCATGAAGCCCCGGATGATCGCGCCGTCGTTCCGCGCCTGCACGCTCTTCTGCGTCTGGGTGAGCGCGCCCACCACGTCCTCATCGACGACGTAGCCGTTGGGCCCGAACCAGAAGAAGCCAGCACCGCCGCACAGCACGCACGTCACGTCGGCCTGCTGCGTCTGCGTGTTGTTGTTGGCGCACGGGCACAGCGCGCTGCGCTCCCAGACGAAGCGAGGGCTCCGCTCGACGAGCTTCTCGAACCGCGCGATCTCGAAGTCCACGCGCGGGTTGAGCTTGAAGGGCAGCCCGACGACGTCGCTCTTCACGCCCACTACGCCACCTGCAGCGGGATACCGCGGTAGAAGCGGTAGAGGTCTTTGCGCTCCTGCTTGATCTCGGCCAGGTACTGGCGGATCCGCGCGCCGAACCCGGAGTTGGTCGCCGACGCGGTGCTCCGGACGTTCTGCATCAGCCCGTCCATCGAGATGTTCTGCTCGGCGATACCGGCGCCGATGATCAGGTCGCCGAGGATCGCCAGCGGTCCGATCGCGGCCATCTTGCCGACGAGGTTCTTGAGCGCGGGCGGCACGCCGTTAGCGAAGCCGGCCGTGTAGCGGATCTCGAACACGTCGGGGATGAAGTCGGTCCAGCCGTACACGAGCGGCAGCCACGCGCCGCTCTGTCCCAGCGTGATCGTGGCGGTCGAGCCGGAGCTGGGGATGATCATCACCTGGCCCTTGGCCTGGAGCACCTTGAACCAGCTCGTGTCGAAGTTGATGATCTCCTGCCCGTTGGGCAGCACCAGCCGGATCCGGTCGACGCTGATGACGGGGTACCGGTCGAGCTGCAGCCAGATGAACTTGTAGTACTCCTGCACCAAGAAGTCCTGGAACTCGTCGCCGGGCGCGCTGACGCCGCCGTCGACGGCCGAGCTGTCGATGGTGCGGGTCCGGATGGCGATGTCGAGCTGGGACTCCAGCAGGTCGGTGGCCGCGAGCGCGTACCACTCGTACACACTGTCGGGCAGCTCCTCGCCGCGGTCGTCGGTCAGGTCCAGACCGAACAGGAAATTGGTCTTGATCTCCTGCGCGGTGATGACGTCGCGGACCTGCTCCAAGTCGGCCCGGACCGGGTCGCACTGTGACGACTCCACCGTACCCGTAGCGTCGGTGGAGAGGCTGTAGGAGACCCGATACCAGTCAGTCGGGTCCCCCTGCCGATGGGCAAACTCGTAGACGACCTTGTCGTCCTCGAGCGGGATCCGCGGGTACTCGGCGACGCCGGCCGCGGTGACCTCGACGTAGGGCCCTGCGCGGCCCGTAACGCTCCGGTGTACGCGGATCTCGTCGTAGAACTGGCGGACGGCCCCCAAGTTCTGGACGATGAAGTTGATGACGGCCGGCCCAGACACGGCGGTCTTAGCCTACCACAGCAGCGGGCTAAGGGTCGTCCGGGGTGTCCGGCGCGGGCGGCACCGGGACTTCGGGGACCTCATCGCGGCGGACGAAGCCGCCTTCAGCCGGCAGCAGCTCCCACACAGCGTCCGCGCCCCGCTCCTCGGGGGTGATGCGATACTTCTCGGCGAGGTGCGTCAACACGCCGCGGACCTCCTTGTTCGCCTCGCCCATTGCCAGGAGCTGCGGGGCCAGCTGCTGCATCGCGCTGGCTGCCATGTCCGCGAACCGGAGCCGCTCGGCCTGCGACTTCTGGTGCAGGGCGGCGAAGCGGTCGATGTCGGCCGGCTCCACCGCAACCACCTGGCCCCAACACGGCTCCGCGGGTGGGCGATCCTTGGCCGCGGCGCGCCGGCGCGCGGCCGCCTCGGCACGCCGCTGCTTCCGGAGCCCCTCGGCAGGCTCGCGGCCACCGGTGTCTTCTACGTTGCTCATGAGTCCTCCGTGCGACGGAACGCGGCTCCGCCGTCGATGTCTATGCGGTGCCACGGACCGCTAGGGGGCCGGGCACGCGGATCGTCAGTCAGTAGCAGGCCGCCGGGGGCGACGCGCCGCGCCGCGGCTCGCAAGCACGCACTGCCGGCCGGCGCGTTCACGAGCACCAGGTCGGCTTCCCTCGGCAGCCCAGGGACCCGGGCCAGTGCATCGTCCAGCCGCGCCACGCCTGCGAACGACCGCCCTCCATGCGGGCACCAGCGCCCGAAGCTCCGCGCCGGGAGGTCGAACGCCACGCGCTCCTGCCACGCGCGCTCGACCTCGACCGTGTGGAGCTCGCCCCCGGTCAGGCCCAATAGCACAGGCGTCGCCGGCGTGATGCCGTACTGAATCGCGGTCTCCGGCCGGGCCTCGGTGTACAGCTGCAGCAGGCTCACGTGCAGGTAGCTGCGCTGGCTGCCCAGCGGAGGGGACGTGTCGTCCAGCTGCGGGTCCGACAGCGCAGTGACCGCCACCGCACCAGGGAAGAGGTCGAGCTTGGTCCGTCGACAGGCAATGCCCACGTCCGAGCTGGGCAGCACGTGCTCGCCAGTGTCGACGACGTGCCGAATGTGGTTCACCGTCGGCGACCAGACGGGCACGTCGGCCGCGACGCACGCGGCGAGCAGCACGGCGTCCTGGCTCGTCGGGTACAGCGACGTCACGTCGTGGCCGACGAGGTCCGACAGGAACTTGCGGATGGCTGCGTCGTCCCGCCACTTGTACGGGCGCCCGCGCTGGTGCAGCGGCATGAGGAAGCGCTCGGCGTACGCGTCCATCGTCCCGGCCGTCGCGTCGTACACCTCGCCGGTGATCAGCGCACACAGCAGCGCCGCTCCAGGACGCACGTCCCGAAGCGCGCCCAGCTTCTCACGCGAGCTGCGCGTGTCCATGAAGCTGTGGCCTACCAGACCCGGCTTCGCATGGTGCAGCGCGCCGAGCGCCGTGAGCGCGCAGGGTGAGAGCTCGACGTCGTCTTCGACTTGCAGCACGGCGTCGTAGCCCTGCTCCTCGAACAAGAATCGACGCGCCCCGGTCTGGTGCAGGCCGACACCGAGATTCTTGCCGCGCACGACCAACCGCTCCCGAGGGACGACGGCGCGAGCTACAGCCTCGCACTGCTGCACCAGCTCCGCGTCGTGCTCCCTTGGGCCGTCGATGAAGCACCACAGGTCGAACTCGTTCGCGCCGTCGAGCTGGGGCACCTGCGCGAGCACGCGACGCAGCAGTTCGGGGCGGCTGTGGCCGAAGACAGCGAGTGCGCGATCAGGCAAGAGCGGCCTCCCATGCGTCGACGTGCCGGTTGGGGCGGTGGTCGTCCGCGGCGCCGGCGGGCACTTCCGGTAGTGCTGCTTGGAGCGCCTCAACAAGTACGTCTAACGCGGCCGCGCGCGGGATGACGCGAACGTACGGAGCGCGCAGGTGCCAGTACGAGCCGGTACCCGAGACGATGACGGGGCGCCGACGCGCTAGAGCTTCGGCCACAGCGAGGTCGTAGCCCTGCGACCACAGCGTCGGCAGCACGAGCCCCTGACTCTCGTCGAGCATCTGCGGGATGCGGGAGCGCTCCACGCCAGTGATGACCTCGAGCGGTACGCCAGCTGCTCGCGCCGCGTCGCGGACCCGGCCGAAGTCGCGATTGCCGCTGGTGCCGGGGTTCCCGATGCACACGAATGGGGCCGCCGGCACGGCCGGTACGGGCCACGGCATGTCGAAGAAGTACGGCGCGATCGGGTTAGGCACCAAGCGCACGCGGTCCTGCAGGTTGTACACGTCCGACAGCATCCACTGCTCGTGGGTCGAGATGGCCAAGACCCGATCGAACGTCTGCAGCACGTCCGCCTCGTCGCGCAGCGCGGACCAGTCCGGCATCGGCGCCGTGCGGCCTCCGGCCAGGAACTTGTTCCACGACGTGAGCATCGCGCCCACGCCGAAGCCGTGCATCGTCACCACGGTGCGCGCCGACAGGCCGACCCACCACGGCCGCGCGCGGTCGAAGCTGTCGAGGTGGATCACGTCCGGCGCGAGGTCCTCGCACTCCCAGCGGCACCGCTCGGCGAACAGCGGCGTGTACGCCTGCGACGGGCAGGCCGTATGCACGACACGCACGCCGTCATCGTCCAGCTCGGTTCGGCCGTCGTCCTTCAGGCTCGTGGTCACGACCGTGACGTCGTGACCAGCTCGCGCAAGCGCTCTTGCACGGTCCTGCGTGACGTGCGGCATGCCGCCCGGACGCTGCGTCGGATAGGTTCGGCAAACGCTGACGATCTTCATTCTGGCTTCCTCAAGATGAAGCGGCCTTGGCGCCCGGTCCAGTTGAGGTCCGGGACGACTGCACGCAGCTCGGGTATCGACTTCGGCAACATGTGCGCCTCGTGCGTTCGCGCGTCCAGCATCTGTTGTGGCTCGTCGTACATGCGCCACTCGGCGAGCAGCGCGGCGCCGCCAGGCTTGAGGTGCCGGTCCATGGTCTGCAGCAGGCGGGCGGTGGTGTCGAAGTCGACGTGCTGCAGCACGGTGATCGACATGACGACGTCGACCGGGACAACGTCCGCTGGCGCCTGCACATCCCACCGACCGTCGGCCGCCACGACGACGAAGTCGACGTTGTCCGCCGCGTAGTCGTCCAGCGCGACCTGCACGCGGTCAGCTACGATGTCGGCGCCGACGTAGCGGGCGTACCGCGACTTCAGGATCTGCGACCAGCGCCCGAACCCGCAGCCGACCTCGAGGATCGACGGCTTATGGCCAAGGCGCAGCTCTTCAGACAGCAGGACCGCACGCAGCCAGTCAGCCGTCTTGACGTCGACCTCGAGACTCCGGTCGCGATGCACCAGCGCCGGGTTGTCGGTGTCCAGCAACTTGCGCGTGCGCTCGGTCCAGTAGGTCAGTGGGTCGTAGCTCGTCACGTCAACCTCTCTTGCGCCACCACGACAGGATGTTGCCGCCGCGGCCCCTCGGTGGGAGCACCTCGGCGTCGAAGCCGAGCGCCTCGAACTCCTCCGGTTCGGGGGCCCACTGGTGGACCTCGTACGGGTTGCCGCCGAGCGCGCCCTGCGGATAGTCGCCCCACGGACAGCCGAGCACGACGAGCGGCGCGATGCGCTGGAGCTTGACCGCGGTGCGCTGCGCCTCGAGCCGCGTGACGTGCTCGGGACCGTGCCACCAGAAGACCACGTCGTAGTGCAGCGCGGGTAGCAGATCCACGTCGCGGACGTCGTGATGGAACACGTGCCGCAGCCAAGACGGCGCGGCCTCCCGCAAGTCGGCGACGTTCTGCGCCCACGCTTCGAGCACGTCGATCGTGGCGCCGGCTGCAGCGAGGTCTTCGGCGAACTCGGTCCGTGACGCACGCGCCCCAACGTACAGGACCGAGCGCTGCCCCTCCGCGAACAACTCCGGCACGCACCGCGCCAGGGACACAGCGCGCCCGACCTTTTCGGCGTAGCGGATCACTCCGCCCCTCGCAGCCGTGTGCTAGGCTGGCCAGGATGACCACCTCTGCAGCGGACCTCGCGCAATACCCCTGGCGGCCCAAAACTAGCCTCGTCGACGTCTGCTCTGTGTGCCCCCACCGCTGCGTTTACTGCCACCACCAGCGCTGGCAGACAGGAACCAACGCGGTCATGCCCACGCCGATGTTCAAGCAGATCATCGACATCATGAAGGCTGAGGGCTTCTCGCGTGCGATCGTCTATCAAGCCGGCGAGTCCTTCGCTCACCCCGACATCTACGAGTTGCTGGAGCACGTCGCCGACAGTGGGATGACGACAGAAATCGCAAGTAAACTTGCGGTCTCCGTCGACTGGGCGCGCATCGACGCCATGTGCGACGTGTTCAAGTCGCACGGCAAGCAGCTCCGCATCGTCTACGAAGTCGACTCGCTCGAAAAGGAGACGGCGCTCAAGATCGCAGGCCGGATCAACATCAGTCAGCAGAAGCAGAACCTGCAGACACTGGGCGCTATGGTGCAGCGGCGAGGGGAACAGAGGCGCAGCGACACACCCGGCCTCTACACCACCGGCGCGTCGATCGTCACGGCGTGGAACGAGCACGAGCTGGCTGCGCTGCAGAAGCAGATCACGAGCTACGGCTTGCCGCAGTGGCAGCCCAAACAGATGGGCTTGTACAAGATCGGCGCGATGACCGAGGAGCAGCACGAGGAGGCGCTGACCGCGCTGCCCACCAACCGCACCTGGCGCGCTCGCGTGACCACTAAGCAGATAGACGGTAAGACGCGCCTCGTCAGCAACCGCGGTGGCTGCCGGCACGCACGGCGCCCGTCGATCAGTCCCCACGGGAACGTGACAATCTGCTGCCACGACATGAACTACGAACTGGAGCTCGGCAACGTGGTCGAGGTTGGGAGCCTGCTGGAGATCGTCAACAGCGACCTGTACCAAACCACCCGCGAGCGTGGCGGACGCCGGCAGCTCTCCATCTGCGACGGCTGCAACTGATCCGCCCGTCACGTCGCCGCCTTCATGAAGAGCGCGTACTGATCGCGGAACGGCGCGTGCGTCACCAGCCGCTCGTTGACGTAAGCGGCGAGGGTGCGGGGCGTTACGGCTTCCCACTCCGGACCGTCCGTTGCCCTGATGTCCGGCCGCTCGCGGCCGAAGGTGTGGATGTCGTCCACCAGCACGAGGTCGGCGTACGGTCGGGCCAGTAGCGTGTCCAGCTCGGACCACAGCGGGAACGACTGCCTGGCTGCAGCGTCAGCAAAGCCTCGACAGTAGTGCGCGTCCAGGAGGACCACCGCCGGCCGGGCGATGTTCGCGAGCACCTGCGGCAGTACCTCAGCGCTATCGCCGAAGTGGAAGGTCAAGCCTTCGCGGTCACCGAACTGCTCCACCGCGCGCTGGTGCAGCTTCTCTGACAGGTCGATGGAGTGCACCTCCGCGAAGACCTCGCACGCAGCTGTCGCCGTCGTGGCGAACGCCGTGCCGGTCTCCACAAACACGTCGATCTCGGCGTAGCCGGGAACGTACGCCATCGCGGCCTTGATTGCCTGAAGTTTCTTGTTCATGTGCCTGCGCTCCGGCGCCAGAACGCCGTCTGTGGGGGCCGATCTCCGAAGTCGGCCGTGTAAGTGGCCTCGTGCTCCCAGCCGCCGTCGATCAGGAAACGCGGCGCCTGCGCGTAGCGTGGCCGGTCGGCGTTATCGAGCACGAGCAGTCCGCCGGGCCGCACCAACGGAGCGCACGCTCGAATGCACGCGACACGCGCGCGGCCGTCCACGAGGAGCAGGTCCAGGCGGCCCCCGAGCTCGTCTGCGACGGCCGACACGCCAGCTTCGACGTATGCACGGTACGACTTCCCGCGAGCGCCGCGGAACGGAGGGTGGGGCGTCTCGTCCGGCGGGACGTGAATGACGGAGACGTGGTCGGCGCCTTTGAGCGCTCGAACGAGAAGCGCCGCCCACGGAAGCGCACTCTCCACCGAGACGAGCTGGCCGCAGCGCTCGGCTAACCAAACGCTGGAGTTGCCGGCCCCGAACTCGAGCACGTGCGACCGCGACGTGAGCGCGCGCTCCAAGTGCGCGACAGCCTCAGCTGCCAGCCACGGTTGCGGGTTGTCGTCGAGTTGCGGCGTCATCACAGTCTCTTGGGCATGAGGAGGTGCACGTTAGGCTTCGGTTCTGCTGGCCTGCCCCACGGCCCAAGCAAGTCGCGCAAGCCGAGACGCGACCGCGCTTCTTGCAACTGCATGGTCAAGCGCGCGCGGTCCAACCTGAGCGGGGAACTGGTGATCTTGCGACCTTCAAGCGTCACCGCGCGACCTCCTTCAGAGCTTGCATCACGTACCAGCCGCGGAACCCGCTGTAGAACTGCGTCGTCTTCGCGGTGACCCGCTTCGCCATCTGCTCACAGCGCTCCGGGTCGGCGTCCAGCTCGGCGAACAGCGACCGGAGCTCGTCCTCCGTCTTGAAGTAGACGAAGTCCTCGCCCTCGACGAGTGACACGCCGCCGGCCTCGCCGAAGTGCTCCCACTCCTGCGTGCCTTCTTCGGCCAGCGGGTGCGTGCTCGCATGCTGTGCGACGATGGCGCAGCCGAGCGCGGCGTACTCCCAGAACTGGTGGCCGAGCGCCGTGCCGCCCATGAGGTACAGACCAATGCGCGCACGCGACGCCAGCTCCAGGTAGTTACTGTTGTGGCGCGTGCCGTAGACCTTCTGCAGCAGCGGCTGCTGCTGAGCTGGCGGCTCCACAGCGCCATACACGCCGTTCGGGAGCACCTCGCGCGCGGCCTTCAGCCACGGCAGCCGGTGCTTCTGTGCGGCCTTGAACGTGTGGTAGACGCCGACGGCGGGGAGGTCCTTCCACAGTCGCCACGGCAGCGGTGGCAGGTACCGCCCCGTTCGCCGCTGAATGCCGGTACGCGGCAGCCACTCGGCGTGGTCCCAGCCCTCGCAGCAGCGTAGGTACTTGTAGCGCTTGCCGACGAAGAGGCGCCCGCAACGCTCCGCGAGCTTCGGGTACTTGAGCTTGGTGTTGTGCACGTAGTCAGAGTGCACGATGCGCTTCCACAGATCGTGCTTGGCGATCAGCTCGAGCGCGCGCGGCGCGCAGGTCGACTTGGCGCTCGTGGCACAGAAGAGGATCGCGTCGGTCGTCGGCAGCGTCTCCCAGAAGTCGGGCGATGCGGCGCCGAGCAGGGTACGGTCTCCACTGATCCGGACCTCGTGCTGGCTGAGCGTGTAGCCGTTGAGCCAGCCCTCGAGCACGCCCCACAGGAAGCCGTCCATGTCCTCGTGCGTGACGATGTGAATCTTCATCCGATGACGGCCTCCCGTAGCGCGGCCCACGCGGCTTCACCGTGATGCTTCACGACGTAGGCGCGCCCGCGCAGCGACAGCTCGGCGACGACGTCCGGTTCGGCCTGCAGCTTCGCCATAACTTCCGCCACGACGGACGGCTCCACGAGGTTCGACGGCCACGGCGCCCACATGGGCACGAGGTCCACGCGTTCGACAGCGAGCAGCGCGTAGTGCGCGAGGTCACCGTAGGCTGCGTGCAGGTACTCATTCATGGGCGGCGCGTCAGTCGTGAGCACCGGCAGGCCGCACGCCATGGCTTCGAGGATGGCTAGGCCCACACCCTCGAACCGTGACGGTTGAATCGCGATGTCAGCCGAAACATCACCGTCCGGGCTGTACAGATCTGCGGGCGAGTCGACCGCCGGGTGTACCGGCACTGGTGAATCGAGGAGAACGCGCTGAGACCGCACGATGACTGGTGCCGTCGGCGAGACGTTCAACAAGGCGCGGATCGTCGGCCAGCCCTTGCGGTCGTGCACCCCGCCCCAGCCGTGCGAGTATAGGCCCCAGTCCGCCCGGAGCGTATGGGCGAAGGGCAGCTGCTCGATGTCCAGCGGACAGGGGATGTGGTGAACGTCGCGGCGCCCAGTGACCTGCTCCACGACGCGCTTGCACACGGCAGTGCGTGCGACGGCCACGTCGGCCTCAGACCACGACTCGCCGACCCGCCACTCCGGGTTGATGAGCAGGACGGTCTTCACGCCGCGGGCGTGTGCGCGGCTGAACAAGTCATCTGGGAACGGCCGCTCGGCGCAGACCACCACGTCCACGCCGTCGAGGAACGCATCGACGCAGACGTCGACGCTGGACTCCGTCTGGACCGCCGACAGGTCCAGCTCGCCGCCGTCGCCGGACAAGGTGTCGAGGTCAGCGACGCCGAGCAGCTCGTGCGGCCACACGAGCCAGCGCACGTCCGGCAGGCCGCTCCACATGCGGCGGTTCTCGTAGCCGAGACCTGTCGGGCAGCAGTAGCCGACGAGGCCGATGCGCGTACCGGTCATAGCCACTCCTGGTCGCAGAGCACTGCGTGAATCTCTTCGGCGCACGCTTCGGGTGTGGCACCTACCGACCGGACGGTAACTACGCCCGCCGCCGCTGGCTCGAAGGGCGCGTCGACACCGGTGAAGTCAGCGAGCTCACCCGTCCGCGCCTTCTTCCACATGCCTTTGACGTCGCGCGCCTCGCAGACATCGGCCGGCGTGTCCACATGCACCATGAGCACGCGCGCGTGCACCTCGCGCAGCAACTGGCGGTCAGCTGCGTACGGCATGATGTTCGCGACGACGACGCCCGCGCCTGCGTCGGCGAGCGCCGCAGCCAGACAACGTGTCCGCCGCAGATTCTCGGCCCGACCCTCCTGCGAAAAGTCCAGGTCCCGGCAGAGCCCGTCCTCGCCTCGGAGGGTGTCGCCGTCCAGTCGCACGACCGTCCGTCCTGGCTCGTCGAGCAGATCCGCCAGACTCCGCGCGATCGTGGTCTTGCCGGAGCATGGCAGGCCAAACAGCGCCACGATGTACCCTGGACGCTGCTCGAGGCCCCACCGCACGTCGGCCCAGACACGCTCATGCGCGATCTTCAGCGCCAGCTTGACCAAGAAGTCGGCGCCGAAGACGGCCAGCGCGCCGCCGAGGACCGCAGCGCGGGACACCGCGCCACGCTCAACCAACACGCCCACGGCGATGACCGCGGTCGTGACCGACGCGATCACGCGCCAGGTCAAGGCGCGGGTGATGGATCGCAGCCAGACCTCCCGCGTCATCGCAACACCTCCGGCAACACGGCTTCGTACGCGCCGACCTTTGCGCCCTGTGGCAGCGCGGTGTCCGGGAGCCACGTCGCCCACGCCTCGCGGCAGTCGACGTAGTGCTGACGGTTGAAGCCGCGCTCGCGGCCCTCGCCTCGGGCGACGTAGTAGGCATTCGTCCGGAGTCGGTGACGCGGGTCGCGGGCGAAGCCGAGGTGCACGCACTCGGGGTCGCCGGGCTCGGGACGGTACAGACGCTTCGGGTTATAGCGCTGACCCGGCAGCGCGAGGTGGTTGTGGTTCTGGTACCGGGCGCCACGCTCGTACCACCACACGCGGACGTGCGGTACGGCCCAGTAGCCCCCGGTGACCTCGTAGCGCGCCTCGTCGCCGAGCAGCGACGGCGGCCGCCACAGGTGCCGCTGGCGGAACAGGAACGCGTCGTGGTCCGCCCCGCGCATCGCCATGAGGTCGAGGATCCGCTCTTGGTCCTCTCGCGTGTAGAACTCGTCGGCGTCGATGACGACCAGGACGTCTGCGTCCAGCTCGTCGGCGACCGTGCAGTAGGCGTTGCGGAGCTGGATCTTCTGGGCGCCCATCGTCCGCTCACCGCCCTGCGCCCAGCCGTGCGCCACGTACCGCACGCGAGGGTCGCGCTGCGCAGCCGCAGCCAGCAGCTGCGACGTGGCGTCGACCGAGCGGCCGTCGCGGGACACGGCCGCCGGGTGCTTTCGGCCGTAGTGCTCGGCGGCGCCCTCGACCCAGACCCAGCCGACGAGACCCGGCCAAGCGAGGTGCTGCGCGAGCTGCCGCGGGATGAACTCCGCCTCGTTCAAGGCGATGGTGGCGAGCACGACGCGCACTACAGGCCCCCCGCGATCGCACGCAGGCGCGCGACCATCCGCAGCGCCACGGCGCGCATGTTGTAGTTCTCTTGGATGCGGCGCTTCGCGACCCAGCCGGTCTTCTGCCACTCGTCTCGGTGCTCGAACACGTAGCGCATGTGCCCGCGCAGCGCGCACAGATCCGGCTCGGCCCAGCTGTGGCGCGCGTCGTACCACGGCATCGGCCGCATGCCGCGTACCGGTGTCGGCTGGTAGGGCAGCAGGCAGGCCGTCGTCTCGTCGCAGAACTCGAGCACGCCGCCCCATCCCGTCACGATCGATGAGGTGCCGCACGCCATCATCTCGCTGATGGGCAGCCCCCAACCCTCGCCGAACGTCGGGAACACGCCGCACTGCGCGCGCCGGTACAGGCCGATCATCTCGGCGGTCGGCAGGTGCTGCTGCAGGATGATGATCGGCGGCAGCCGGCGGTCCGCGCCGAGGCTGATCAAGATGTCTGCGACCTCGGCCTCGATCGCCGCCCGCGCCGCGGCGTCGACTCGGCCGCTATTGACCTTGAGCACGAGACACACGGCGTCGTCCGGCCCGAACTCGGCGCAGTACGACGCCAGCAGCCCCTCGAAGTTCTTCCGCTTGATCCAGGTCCCCACGGTCAGGAACACGAAGACGTCGTTCGCGACGCCCTGCTCCCGCAGATCCAGGCCCTCGGAGTGCTGATCGATGAAGTCCAGGTCGTGCGCCATCGGGACCGTGAAGCCGGGGGCTCGGAGGCCGTCAGACAGCACGGTTCGGTTGAACGTGCTCGGCGTCCAGACCTCGTCGATGGCGCAGCGCCGCGCGAGCTGAGCCCACTCGGGCGGCGTCGTGTCCGTCTCCCACGCGAGCCGCGCCACTGCATGCTGCGCGTCCTTGCGACGGTACTGCGGCCAGAAGCTGGGGATGGTGTCCAGGATCTGGATCGGCGCGTCGAGCTCGCGGTCGATGTGTGGGCGCAGCGCCTCGGCGACGGGGCCGAAGTGCGCAGTCCCGCAGTCCATCGGGATCGCGTCGAGCGTCACGTCCACGCCGGCCTGGATGAGCGCGTAGGCCAGCATGCGCGCGTCGTTCGCGTAGCCCGTCGGCGACGCGAAGTCGGCCGAGAAGCGGACGGGCGGAAGGCCTTCTGCCTCACGGCGCACGGGCGCCCAGAGCGCGGTCATGACAGCTCCTCGCCGGGCGTCGGGGCCGGCTCCTGCCCGTCCATGACGTCGTACAGCAACTTCCGCCAGCGCTCGGCCACAATCTCTGGGGCGAAGCGCTGCACACGAGCGCGGGCGCGCTCGAGGAGCTGCTGATGCTCGGGCGTCCCGCGCATGTCCAGCAGGCGTTCGAGCTGGTCGGCGATGGCCTCCGGGTCGGACAACCAGCACGGGCCCCTGTGCTCCTTGTCAGTCCAGATCTGGCCGGCAGGCTCGTGCAGGAGCCCACGGTCCGGAGCCAGCAGCTCCTCGAACGGCCCGTAGCGGGGCGCGACGACCGCGGTCCCTGCGGCCATCGCCTCCGTCATGGGCAGACCCCAGCCCTCGCGCCGCGACGCGAACACGAGCCCGTCAGCGGCGTTGTAGAGCTCGTTGATGACCTCGCGCGGCGCGCCCAGCAGCGACGGGTCCGCGATCTGGTAGTCGATGCCTTGCACCAGGTCCAGCGCCGACGCCATGAGACGGAGGTTCATGTCCTGATGCACGCCGGGCGTGTGGAAGTGGATCTTGGCGACCGGACCGCGGCGCGCCTTCAGCGCTGCGATGCCTTGGAGCACCTGGAACAAGTCCTTGCGGATGGTGTTCACCGCCACCGACAGCAGCGTGAGTGTCTCGGGCGCCACGTTGAACACGCTGCTGTGCAGCCGCGCCCGTTCCGCCTCGGGGAGCGTGTGGAACGCGTCGCTGCTGACGTCGTGCGGGATGACCTGCACGCGGGACGTCGACAGGGCACCGACTACGCGCTGCCCCCATCGCGTACAGCTCACGGCGCAGTCGGCGAGGTCGACCAGCTCGGTGAAGCCGAGCATCGGCCCGTCCACGGGGAACAAGAAGACGACGGGCGTCTTCCTACGACCCTGGCGGGCGCGCTGCACCTGCGCGCTCCGGAGTCCGCGCGCCCACTGCGCACCGACGTGGAGGTCCTGCACGATGAGCATGACGTCGTAGTCGCGCTGCAGGTACAGGTCGCACGCGAGCTGCCCGCCGTGGTCGGTCTGGCCGCGCGTCGGGTAGATGCGGACGCGGTCGTGCTCATCGAGCGCGTTGGGATGGTTGATACCGACCTGGTCGATCTCCCAGCCGTCGAGGTTGGCGATGATCGTACGCGCGACGCCCGCGAAGCCGGTGCTCGCGCACAGCGAGTCGCAGTGCAGGAGCAGACGACGAGTCATGGCCGCAGTCCGAGCTTCCGCCGCATCCAAGCCGCCATGGAGGCGAAGCGGTATCGCGGCGACCGCTCAGCGTTCTCGGCTTCGTAGCGCGCCGCGAGCTCGCGCTTGTCGCCGGCGCGCACGCGAATCTCGACGCGGTCGGGGAACTCGGACCCCGGCGGACGACCGATCTTGGGTTTCCGTCCGGACACGCGAGCTGGACGCTGCCACATTTCTGTCCGGACGACAAGGCTCGAGCGCGCGCGCGAGGGGTCGAACCTCGGACCTCCCGACTGCTTAGGCCGGGCGCTCTGCCAACTGAGCTACACGCGCAGAAGTTAGTTAGGTCGTCTGGCGCCTCCACAATAGCGGCAGGCTGCTCACGTGACGCTGCACGGCGCGCTTGGGCGCGGGCGCTAGACCAACCGCAAGTAGCTGTCCTGCGTGAGCACCATCGCCCTCGATGACGGCACGATGAGGTACGCCTCGACGCTCCAGTCGGTCCCGGAGCGCAGACAGCTGCGCGTCGTCTGCTGCGAGAACGACGGCGTGGGTTCCTGCTGGGAGGTCGCCGGGGGCGGACTCACCGGCGGCGTGGACGAGCTGGGCGGCCTCGCTTCATGAGCGCGGACCGTTGATGCGCCGGCATGATGTCAGCCATTGGTCGCCTTGCTTGTGATCCGACCAGCCTCGTCGGCCGTGACGGCCTTCTGTGAGTCGATCCAGCGGTCGACGTCGCCGGCGAGCAAGCGCCAGGCACCGGCCACCTTGAACGCCGGAAGCTCGCCCCGTTGGACCGGCCGATAGACGGTCCTTTCATTGACGTTGAGAATTTTCGCTACGTCCTTGATTGTCGGCGCGTGTTCGTGGACGAACGGGTGCGGCACAGGTCACCACGATGCCATAAGACGCTCGAGCGCGTCGATGCAGGCATCCCGGCGATCGCGCGGGACATCGAACGCGACCAAGACCTCGCGGATCCGGGCGCGGCGCTCTGCGCGGAGCCTCGCGTCGTTGGTGGCCTCGCCCCGGTGGACGAGCCACCAGCCGATCGCGGCGCCTACACTCAGGACGATCGCCAGCGTCGCCACGACGAGCGGCCACACCGAGCGGAGCGCCGCAATGGCCGCCTCAGGCATTACTCGAAGATGACCCCGCTGCAGATCGCGGTCCCGTCGGCATGGCTCGCATAGAGGTACAGCTCATACCACGCCGCGGCGGGCACGTTGGTTCCAGACATCACTCCTCGCTCCAGCCGCGGGAGCGGGTTACACTCTCGAGAAACTCAGCGGGACCGATTCGACCACGCATGAATGCCTGATAGGTCGTCTTCGGCGGACTATCGTATGCCAAGTCCGAGCCGTCTTGGCTCGCCTTCAGCGCAGGTAGATCCTCGATGGCTTCACCGACTGACACGGCGCGCTCGTTCTCACTGAAGAGTTCACCGTTGGATTCACAGGTCGTGAGCCGTTGGGGCTGGCGAACCTCATGATCTGGGTCGACCGTGCCGATCAAGAACACCCGCTTCCGGCGTTGGGGGACGGCGAACTCGTCGGCCGACAGCAGCCAGCCATCGACCTTCGGCATGAGGGACTTGAATGCCTCCTTGACCATCTCGAAGACCTTGCCCTTCTGCATGTTCAGAAGACCGGTCACGTTCTCGAACACGAAGCCATCCGGACGAAGCTCCTTGAGCACCTTGCAGTAGTCCCAGAACAAGTGGTTACGCTGATCCTTCATCGAGCGCTTGTGCCCCGCCGTGGAGAACCCTTGGCAGGGGGGGCCGCCAAGAATCCAAAACGGCTTGTCGGGATGCTTCTCGCGCAACGTCTGCGCACGTTCGATGATCTCCGCACGTACGACAGGGTCGGTGATACTTCCGAGGACCACGCTGTCATGGACATTCTGGCTGTATGTTTCGAGGAACCTCGATTCGATGTCGTTTGCAACAAGGGGCTGCCAGCCAGCCCAGCTGAACCCGAGCCCCATACCACCAGCTCCGGAGAAGAGGTCGACGAAGACCCCAGGCGAGCCGAGCTGGCCCGCGATCTGGAAGGCCAGCAGTGGGGGGACCGCGTTCCCGATCTGCTTATTGACGATGCCCTGAGGGCCCACAAATCGAAATCTATCGGGGAAGCTCTGTAGCCGAGCTGCTTCGCGCTGCGAGAGGACGCGAGCTTGGCTGGGGTGGATATGGCAACCGTTGCCAGGGCGATTGAAGTACGTGTTGATCGTATACGACGGCATGTCGTGTCGCAGGCGCCCATAGTAGGTCGAGCGGCTGCCTTCACCACGCTTGAAGCTCTCTCGGATCTGATCGAGTCGCTTCGACGGGATCGACTCTGGGATGTCTTTCCAGTTGCCGCCTTCGGGAACCGCATGGACCATTCGCATGTCGAGCTCGCTAAGGCGGGCGGAGAAGTGGTTGGGGATCCCAACAGCGTCCTCGTTGGGCACGACGGATTTCTCGTGTTCGCCGACACGTGATTCGGCAGCGACTAGCTCGTATTCGCGGAGGATCGCTTCGCACTCCTTGTCCGTCAGCTTCACGAACGCTCCGACGACCGCTCGGAGTTCATCTTACGCCTCCGGCGCCGTATTCTCTGGAGCTATACGATTCGAGCTGCGCGAGGACGTGAGCATGCTGATCGCGGTGGACGCAGTCAAGGTCGTCAAGACCGTCGCGTCGCTCGCCTTCCGGATCCGAAGGTTCGCGTCGTAGGTGCCGGTCTCTTCGCCGAGCCACGCCGCGATCGACGTGCTGGCGTTCAGCGGCAGCTTCACAGCTCCGACCAGCGTCTCCGTCACCCAGGATCACCATCCCAGCGAGAAGCACAAACGACACGAGCAACGCGAAGAAGCACAGCTGGCCGTACCGTACGATCTTCGCTTTCTTCTTGTGAAGCCCGAAGACGTACCAGTAGATCCGCCAGTGGGCGATGGTCATGTAGCGGTGGTAGTAAGCGACGGAGTTCCTGTCCGTGTCTGGTTGGTCTGATTTGTAGGCGGAATCGGCTTCGTGCAGAGACTCCTCGTTAAACACGTCCTCGTCGCGGAGCGTGCGGTACTCCGTCACCTTGAGCGCGAGCAGAGCGCAGGTCGCCGCCCCTATACCGGCGAGTACCGCCGCGAGGAGTAGGAATCGAACGAACCAGGCAGCGGAGCCGAGGGCTGCGACGAACTCGGGTTTGATGATGATCGCGCCGCCAAACGCGGTGAGGAGCGCGAGCGAGATACCGACCGCTTGGAGGAGACCGGACGCTTTCGCCTCCAGCCCGGACTTCCGCCGATCTTCGTCCTCGAGCTGGCGCAGGCTGACGTCGTGAAGCTCCTTAGCGAGGCCCGGCGAACGGATTCGGAGGCGATTGCCGAGCTCGATCGCCCGCTGCTCCGGATCGAGGCCATCCAGTGAAGATACGGCGAGGGGCTCGCCTGCCGCCGAGTCTTCGAGCAGCAACCGGTCCGCCGAGACCGGGACGGCTTTGTCATCCGCGCCGGCGAACTGATTGGCCGTGTCCGTGGTGACGGCCCCGGGCTTCTTGAGCCCCACGGTCTAGGGCTCCTCGGGTCCGACAGTGCCTAGCGACGCCCACTTCCCAGGCGAGCCCGCCGCCGTGCAGACCCAGCCTGTAACGGCGCCGACGGTCGGCGCCGCGTTCCAGATCTTATCACCAGGCTTCCAGTCGCCAGCGTGCGGTGGTGCCGTGGCGTAGCCCTCAGCACGAACGGCGCCGCCCAGCTCGGTGACGACGACCTCGATGCCGCCGCGCAGCTCGGTCCGCTGCTTACCGCGAGGTGAACCGCTGCCGCCGAAGTAGAAGCCATTCGGCATCCAGAACTGGCCACGGCCCTCGGCCGCAAGCGCAGTTGACACTGCGAATGCAATCAGGGTTGCAGCGTTGGAATCGATGAACTCCCACCAGCCGGGGTTCTTGCGCGCGAAGTGGAGGCGCTGAGTCTTCGACTGGTCGACGAGCAGCTCCAGCGCGACGTTGCCGATCTTGGCCGAGCCGAGGCGCGTCTCGATGGTGTTGTCTCCCATCGGGTTCATACACGTGACGCCCGGCTTCACCCGAAGCAACCCGTTCAGGTCGGAGTCGACGTGCGTCGTCGCGCCTTCTTGCGGTCCGCAGAAGCCGCCGATCGACATCGCCGGCGGGACCATGTACAGCCCGTCGATGCCCTCGACGTAACAACCGAGGAGCAGGCACCGCGCGTTCGCGTTGTCCGTGACGAACGGACGTCCGCCGAACTGGTTCCCGCCGATGTGGAAGCCAATATAGACGTTCCCGAGGAAGGACGAGTCGTAGATCTGAACAGCCTCGCCAGCGGGCATGGCCTTCCCGTTGGCGTTGGCGTCGAGCCCGACGAACACGCCGCCGTTGGCGTCGGCGCCGTTGAGATACAAACCACGGTTGCCGTTGAAGTACAGACGAACATTCGTCAGCTTCATCAAGCTGCAGTTGCCGGGGTTCTCGTCGCCGCCAGGAAGAACTTGGCTCGTGCAATACGCATAGATCCCGTCGCCGCCGAACTCGCGGACGGTGATGCCGTCGAGGACGGGCCTGTTGTGGACAACGATGCCATGCAAGTCGAGACCGGACATGTGCCCTGAGCCGTGGATGACCAGGTTCCGCATCGTCACGGTGCCGCGCGCCTCGGGCTCTGGGAGGTACGTCCCCGGATAGTGGATCTCGAGGCCGACGCTGTGGTTGTCGAAGTGCAGCGTCGGGACGGCTTGCAACCCGCCTTGCGGAGTCGCGTCGCCCTTCACGCCAACGACAGACTCCAGTCCGATCAGCGCGACGCCTCGATACAGGTCGACCTTCCGCGAACACCGATAGAGCTTCGGCTTGAAGGCCAGCTCGATGTGTGCGTCGGGAGGGATGGACTGCTGCGCCCGCTCGAAAGCCGGCGCGTAGTCGTCACCGTCCGGGACCTGCCAGAAGTCCTCGATGGGCCGCCGGGTCACGCGACGACCGTGTAACTGACGTGCGGCGCGGACAGGCTCCCCGACCAATTCGGCGTGGTGTCGCCGCTGGCCGGGCTGGTGTCTGGTGTGTCCGTACTGGTCCACGTTACCCAACGTGCGCCGCCATCATCCCAACCGCGCATGTGGTACGTCGTCGTCGAGCCGCCACCCGTTGGATCGGTCGACAGTAACCGAACGCTCGCCGACGACTGCCGCATGTTGAGCGGCGTGCTCGCCCAGTGGTTGTCGTTGTACATGTTAGGCATCAGTGCGTCGGCTCCGCGTCCGCGGGCAACGCCAAATGGCCGCAGACGATATGGGTGAAGGGGCCGCCCGTCGGCGCACCGCCGAGCTGACTCTCGTCGGAAGTTTGATACACGTCGGCCCAGCGCCCTCGCAGCGCATACTGGTTGGCATCGCCATTGAAAATGTGGACAGGGAGTGTCGGCCAACTACCGTCCACCACGTCTCCGCCAGCCGGGAAGGCCGCGCAAGCTGGCGAGTTCGTGGTGATATGCTGGTGCGCCGTGTACCCCGGGCAGGACTCCCACCCGTCCGCGTCGGTCCCACCCGTCTCATCGAACATGCCGAAGTTGGTGTCATCCGCCAACCCGTTGGCGGCGTCGTTCAGCTCCCAGGAGCCGTTGACCGCCTCGGTGTATTTGATGCCGAACCACACCGCATATGGATCGGCGATGTTCGTCCTCGGAGTCTCCAAGGTCGCGAAGACGAACGCCAGCGGTAGGTTGTCGAGTCCGGTGCGGCCCGACGAGACCCAGTAGCCACCGTCTTCATTCCTGCCGCCATGGAAATACATGGTCTGTCCGCCAGTGTGGTCGATGGCCTTCTCGGTGTACGTGTACGCCGAAGCACCCGCCGTGGTCGGCCGATTCGTGATCGTGCCGCCGGTTGACGGGGCGGTGTGGCTGAACACGACCGTGACGGTCTCACCGTCGGTGTTGGCGCAGTCCAGGATCACGTAGTACGTGGTGCCTCTATACGTCTTCGACAGCTCGATCCAGGAGTGGTTGTTGCCTGCCGTGTCCCAGACCACTTTGCTCGTGTCACTGCCCCAACGGTCGGTCGCGTCGACCGAGACGCCGTCGCTACAGCCTTCGATCGTCCACTCGCCGCCGTCCGCTTCGACTGTGTCGAGCATCAGATCTTTGAACGCGATAGCCCAACCGGCGCCGGTCAACACTGCGCTCGCGCCGGTTACATCGACGTCCATCGAGTGGGTCCAGCTTTTTTCCAGGTCAGGCATCAGTCTTCTTCCTCACTCGAACCGCACGCCGGTGCAAATTGCCACCCCGGCGGCGTCGTCCGTGAACAGATATAGGTGGTACCAATCCGCGTTCGCGACCGCGACGTCCGTGCCGGTGACTCCGGCCGGCAGCGCGCCAGAGGTCAGCGTCGTCAGAATGCTCGCGTCGGCGTCACGACGAATACGCAGCGAGGCATCGTGGGCTGCTGTCTCTTCGCCCATGAAGGCGCGGATCGTTGGGATCGTGCGGACCGGCAAGTAGACCGAGCCGACCCACGTCTCGACGGTGCCCGTGACCGACGTGATGGACGGCGCGACCATCGTCGCTGGTGCCGGGACGAGGTAGGTCATCCGAGCGCCTCCGCAGCGAGCTTGGCGACCCGCCTAACTTCCTGCCTGAGCTGATTCATCGAAGTGCCGGGTGCGAAGGTCGTCGACTCGTACTCGGTCGGGTCGGCACCGAGCGTGAACCGAACCGACAAGGACACCAGGTTGTTCTCGCCATCGAACTGCGCCGACGTCCCGACGATGTCGATGTAGCTACCGCCTGCGGGAGTGGCCGTGCGGCCGAGGTTGATCCTGTCGCGTGCCATTGTTGCCTCCTACCGGATGAAGTAGTTGCTGCCGTCGCAGTAGACGGTCAGCGAGCCGTAGTCTTCGGTGATGTCGACGGACGCCTGCCCGCTGATGGTCCCGCCGCCCGAGACGTCGACCGTGATGTGGTCCGTACCGGCGCCACCGCTCTCGTCCGTGATCGAGCACGTCCAGCCGTCGCCGGCCGTCGCCGGTGCGGGCAGCGTCATCGTATCGCCGCCGCCCGTGATGGCGGTCTTGCCCACGATCGACTGCGTGACCGCAATCGCGTTGGCGCCTGCACCGAAGGCGACCCGCTCCTCGCGGATGCCGATGCTGGTCAGCGACAGGACCGAGGCGTTGACCTGGAGCTTGGTCGCGTTGGCGACCAGGAGCCTCGTCGCATGCGCCGACGTCGAGCCGATCTCCACGGCGTCGGCGATACCGCGGACGATGCCAGCCAGCCCGCCGTTGGTAATCGCGATGCTCAGCAGGTTGGTGTGGGCAACACCACCAAAGTCCATCGCCCCGGACAGCGCACGGGTACCGTCGGCCAGAAGATACTGAGTGTGATCGTCATCCCCCAGCCCGACCAGCGCGCCATGATCGGCGCCAGCCGCTCCGGGAATGTCGACGTTGACCTGGTTGGGGTCTCCGCCGTCCTGAGTCGCCGTGACGCCGGCGCCGGTGAAGTTCAGCGTGCTGTCAGTCCCGGCAATCGCGACGCCTTCGTCGAGCGCTTCAGTCGCTACGCCGCCGCCGCCAGTTGTCGACTCTGAGATGCCCACTGCTAGCCTCTTCGCGTGTAGAAGATGGCGACCGCACCGGCGATGGCTCCGCCGACTGACCGGACCCAGAACTCCTTCACCTCGGCCGGCCCCTCGTACTCGGAGGCCGGCAGAATCGTGAAGAAGTTGGCGTTGGCGTCGAAGTCCGCTTCGGTCCAGTAGACGCGCAGGCTGTTGCCGCCTGCGGCCTCTTCGTTCCGGATCTGGAGGTGCGACGTCGCCTGCGGCGCGTCGCGCCGCACGATCGCGTCTGCGGCGGTCGCTGGCGCAACGGCCGCGGTGAACCGCCGCGTGCGCGGTTGGTGTCCCCTGAGTCCGATCGCAGACATGGTGTCACCTTAGCAGGAGAGCTCGCTGCTCGCCTACGGGTCGGGGTGGTCTTCGATTTGGCCGATGATCAGGACGTCGATCGTTTCGCCGCCCGCGAACCCTGCGCCGGTGTCGAAGCCGTCCACGGTGAGCGTCGTGCCGATCTGCACGGCGACGGCGTTGGCCTGGTCGAACATGAGCGCCAGGTAGCTGGTGTTCTCCATGTCGGTGAGGCCCAAGTCGCCGCCGAGCGAGACCGTCTCGTTGCCGCCGCCGGTCTTCGTGAACTGGCCCTTGGCGAACTGGATGCCGAGCCCGCGCTGTTGCGTGGCGACGAGGTTTTGGATCTCGAGGTCCTTGAGGCCCCCGATGAAGTCGTCCATGTGCTGGCTTTTGGCTGCACCCATCGTGCGTCTCCTCCTTGGTGGTGAGGGGGGCCAGCCCCGCGGCCAGCCCCCCTCATGTCCCTGTGCTCAGGCCCTGTTCAGGGCTCTACGGCGTGCCGACGAAGTCGGCGGCGCGTCCGATGTTCCGGAAGAGCACGTTGTGGTTCGGGGTGTACAGCTTCGGCGTTCCGTAGATCAGCTGCATCCAGCGGATCGCCGTGTCGACGATGGCCAGGGGCACCTTGATCATGGGCGCGAGCTGGGCGAACGACATGTTCGTGTTGTCCTGCTGGAACATGAACCCAGTCGTGGTCTGCGGGAGCCGCGCGTTGAGGTCCGTGACCAACACGCCGCCGCCGCCGTTGGCCACCCGGAGGATGAGCCGCTGGGTGTTGTCCGCGCCGGCGCGCAAGGTCCGGTAGACCTTGAAGTACGACGCCGCCGGTCCACCACCGTCGGTGACGGTCATGGTGACCGACTGACCCGCCGTAGGCGTGAACGTCGCGGCGCCCGCGGGGAACCGGCGGGACGCGCTCTGGCCGAAGCGGTTCACCGCCACGATGCGCCAGATGTACGCGCCCACGTCGTGGTCGCCGGTGCCCGCGAGCCACAAGGGCCCCGTGCCCGCGCCGCCCGCGGCCGGAGCCACGGTGAGCGCCGGCGTCGCCGGGATGTTGGCCACGGGGCCGACCGCGGCCGTCGGGACCTGCCCGCCGTCGTCGATGAAGACGTTCGGCTCGAACCTCACGTCGCCGGCCGGCGAGGTGAACCCGTTGATGTTGAGGCCCACCATCCCGTCAGGCTTCTCCATCAGGTCGTAGCGCGCCTTCGGGAAGAAGCTCTTCACGAGGTCGGCCTTGACCGCCGGGTTGATGTGCAGGTGCGTCGGGATGCCGTACGCAGGCGCGTTCTGCACGGTGAGCGCCGCGTCGATGAGGTTGTCCTCGGTCAGCGGGGACCCGCGCAGATCGATGATGTGCGTGGCCGGCGCGTTGTTCGCGATCAGCGCCTCGAACCCGTCGAACTGGTCGGTGTCCAGCGTGGAGTCCGCGTAGAACAGCGCGCGCTCGAGCTGACGGAGCAGGTACATGGTACCGGCCACCGTCTCCTGCGCGATCACGTTCCCGTGGGCCGGCTTGACCAGGCTCATGACGTGGGTGACGCGGCGGAGAGTACCGAGGTACTTCACCGTCGCGTAGACCCGCTCGTACGTCGCGTCGGTCTCGCCGGGGAGCTCACCCTCTCGGATGAAGGCGCCCTGGTCGTGGGCACCGTACTCGTTCACCCGGTTGTACTCTTCGACCGTGTTGTAGGCCGGCACCTTCGGGATGTTCTTCCACAACCGGATGTGCTCCATCCGATACGTGGTGTTCTTGAGCGTCCGCTCCAGGCTCTCGACGCGGAGTGGGAAGCCCTCTCCGGCCGCCGTCGCCGGCGCGTTGATCGACGAGCCCGCAGACAGCGCCTTCTTGAGCTCGACGACGTCCTGGACAGTTGCCTGCCCGTGACCGTCGACGCCCTCGTAGTCGCGCCAGCTCACCATGTTGTGACCTTGCATCGTGTTTCCTTCCTTCTTCGTTGGAACCGAGTCGTTTCGACGGTGCCTAGTTCATCCGCTTGCTGCGGAACGCGGCCAGGTCACGCATCAGGGGAGCGCTGACGTCGCCGACGCTCTCCATCTTCGCGATGGCCTTGTTGAGATCCTCGCCGCATGGCGCCATCGGCGTGCGACCCTCGTCGTACATGGCCTCCATGATGTTGAGGACGTCGCTCTTGGTGATCTGGTCCTCGCCCGGGGCCTGACCGCCGTGCGCCTTGCTGACCACGTCGCTCGGCGTGCTCGCGGAGCGGCGCTGCCCTGCGGGCTGGCGCCCGAAGGACTCGATCTCGGTCTGCAGGCTCTTGACCAGGTCGTTGGTCTGGACGGTCAGCTTGCAGCTGTCGAGCAGGCCCTTGGCCAGCACGAGGTTGACCTCGCCCTGATGCGACGCGGACTTCTCGATCCGCTCGCCGACGGCGCCCAGCGCCTTCTCGAGGTTCCCCACGAGGTCGGCCAGCGCGCCGCTGACGTCGATGGACTTCTGCAGGTCGTCACCGTCGGTGAGCGACTTGGCCAGGTCTCCGGCGACGTCGGTGCCTGCGGGCTTCTCGCCCTTGAGCAGCGAGGCCAGCTCGCCCTGCTCCTCGGCGCTGGCGCTGCCGTTGAGGCTCTTCTGCAGCAGGTCCTGCTTGCGCGCCTCCGGCGTCTCCGCCTTGGTCAGTTGCTCGATCTTGTCCATCGACTTCTTGAGCTCGTCCGTGGTCACGGTGTCCTCCTCGCTCTTGCTCATGCAGCCCTTGCACTTGCCTCCGTTGAGCGCGTTGTCCGGGTACTCCTTGTTGCACCCCTTGCAGTTGGTCATCTTCATGGCGCTAGAAGCCCCTTCCGTTTCATTGTGTAGGTGAGGTCGAGCATGCGGCCGGCTTCGGCGGCGCTGAGCCTCGGGAACCGCGCGAAGATCACGTCCAACGCTTGCCCACGCGTCAGTGACTTGTGTGCGGTGTTGGTCAGGTCGTCCTCGAGCGACTGCGGTGTGATGATGCGCCCGGCCGACGGCCCCGGCTGCTCACCGAGCCCGGTCGCCGAGCCGGCAGCTGCTCCGGGCGCGCCCATGCCCAGCGCGGCGATCTTCTCGTCCTTGCGCGCGGGCTTCGGAGTCTCGGGGCACTCGTCCCCGGGCTGGCGCGCTTCGCCGTTCTCGGCCTCTTCGGCCGCGACGAGCGCTTTGGCCAGGAAGTTGAGCGAGCTGCCCACGTTCACGGGGCAGTGCGTGATGGCCACGTTGCGCACGAGCGCGCGGGCGATGGTCTTGTTGTCGGCCCCAGTCCGCCGGAGCACCTTGCCCTCGATGGACTGGCCGAGGCGCCGGCCGCCGCCGGACTTCTGCAGCGCCATGCCGGCCGACCAAATGGCGTCGGCGGGCGGGTGCCCGTTGAGTAGGTAGCCCTCGGTCCAATGCAGGTTGGCGCGCGCCGTGGTCCCGTCAGGGAGCCTGGAGCCCTTCTTGAAGAACTGGACGCCCGAGGGGTAGCCGACGATGCCGCCGGCGTTCTTGGCGTGGTTGTCGTTGAACCAGCCCTTCTTGATGAAGTAGCTGTCGAAGTCGAGGCCGCGCTGGAGGATCTGCTCGCCCTCCTGGTCCTTCTCGTCGGTCGTGCTGATGCCGCCGAACCGGCGCTGCTCGCCCTTGGGCGCGTCGGCCTTCTCGAAGAACGAGATCGGTGCGAAGTAGCGGAACGTGCCGTCGCCGGTCATGCCCTTCACCAGTTCGTCCCAGAGCTCGTCCACTTCGTCTCCGGGCTCGGCTTAAAATGGAAAAGGGGCGCAGGTGAGGTCCGTGCCAGACCATCACTTGCGCCCCTTTCCGGAATCTGCCGCGCGAACGACGTTTCCCGACCGAGCCTGTCTTCGGTCTTACTGTTGTTTCCGGGGTCCGGTCAAGCTGGGCGTTTTGCGCCCCGACCGTCAGCGGTGCGCGGGCATGCGAAGCACGACCCGCGCAGGGGCGGCGTCTTCGCTCTTGGCCAGCGCCAGCGGCAGCTCGATCGAGCGGTCGCAGTGGAAGCACTTCATGAAGCAGCGGTCGTCCTCGAAACGCACCGGGCCTTTGGGCCGCAGGGTCAGCGCACCGTCGGACGACTTCTGCAGCGCCTTGTTCTTACACCCGGGACACCGAATCGACCCGAGGTCGTCGGCGCCGAGCACCAGCTTCGTGGGAACGTGCACGGACACTAGGCGGCCCTCTTGCGCTTGAGACCCCAGAACTTCCATCCAGCTCCGCTCGGCACCTTGTTCACGCCGTGCGCTTCCTTGTAGGCGTCGGCGCCGTCGTACCCCTTGGCACGTGCCCACACGTGGTCGCACGCAGCCGACAGCGAGGCGAACTCCACCGGATCGAAGCCGTCCATGTCGACAGTGTAGCCGGAATCGCCGCGGGTGAGCGTGACTTCGCCCAGGCCGCGCTTCTTCACCGTGTGCGAACCGCCCATGGCCAGCGGCCCATCCAGCGAGACGCTAGCGGGCTTGGGCGCCGCAGCGCTCAGGCCGAGCGTCGGCGCCGCTGCAGGGGTTGCGTCGGAGGGCTGCTCGCACTTCTCATAGCTCGCCGGGAGCATCAGCGCCGGGCCCGTGGGCTTCTGACCCACGTGATTGGGCGCCGACTCGGCCGAACCCGCGCGCAGGCGGTCCGCGTTGTCCTCGAGGCGGAGCTTCTGCGCCGGCGCCTCGTCGAGCGCGTTCTGCGCCGTGTCGCTGCGGTGTGTCGGCTGCGGCAGCTCGAAGACCTTCGAGTCGTCCGGGGTGTTCCAGATGAGCTTCATGCCCTCCTTGCGGACGTCCATGGCGTGCCGTGCGAAGGCGAGCTCCTCGTCGGTCTTCTTCTGGCCCTCGACGCGCTCGCGCATCCTGGCCGACGTCTGCGGCTTGAGCTGGACTGGCGAGAACGACGCGATGTTCGGGCCGGAGCCGCCAGGGCCGACCGCACGGTTCCCCATCTGCGAGCCGGCCGCGATGTTGTACGTCGCGTCGGTGTCGCTCTTGCTGAGCGGCTCGGCGGCCGCCTGCACATCAGCCAGGTCGAGCAGCGTCGAGTACAGCGCCTTGGCCAGCTCGACGTCCTCTTCGACCAAGCGATCCGCGATCGCCTTGACCAGCCGCCGACCTTTGGTCCGCAACTCGCCTTGCGCAGCCTCGAGGTGAAAGTGCACGGCTTACCTCACACACCCGAACGGTCGTCGGTTCAGCTCGTCGCCAGCCGCCGTAGCGATCCGGGCGAACTTGGTCAGCGTGCCGTTGTGGCGTTCGAGCAGCCGGCGGCGCGCGTTGATGTACAGCTCCACATCGACGGTCGTGCACATGAGCCGGCGCTGGCCGTCCATCGTGTACTCCCACGTGGGGTTGATCGCCTGAAGCGTGGGCGTGTGCTCGTCACCGGGCACCTGCACGACGAAGCTCCGCCCGCGGCGCCGAAACGCCACCGCAGTTCGCGTCCCGACGCACATCTCGGTGTGCCGCGGCGAGATCCTGTCGTACAGCGCGCGCATCAGGCCGTCGGGTCCCCGTACACGACGTAGCGGCCGTTGATGGCCGCCGCGCCCGGGTTGGTGATCGCGCAGGCGGTCACGGTCATCTCGTTGAAGCAACGCGCCTTGCGGCCGCTGGTGGTGTCGGCGAGCAGGTAGTTGAAGATCTCGGCGCCGCCGTTCCACACGACGTTGAAGTTGCCGTCGACCTCGATGTAGACCGCGCGCACCGCCGCGATGTCGCCGAGCGACAGGTTCTCCGTCGCGGCCGCGTCGATCTGGAACGTGCCGGCCTGGTGCCGCTGCATGTTCGTGATGACCGTCTTGGCCAGCGTCTTGTCCGGCGCCCACAGCGCGTCCTTGGCGTCGGTGTCGTCGTGGATCTGAACGTGGATTTGGTGCTCGACTCGCATCGTGTCTCCCTTACAGCCTGATGTCCCAGACGGTGTCGCTCCCTAGCGCGCCGGTCAGCGACTTGGTCACCGGCGGAGGAGGTTGCTGCGTACCGCCCGGCGCCGTGCCGGGTGTGGCCGTGCTCGTATCCGTAGCGCTGCTGCCCCCGCTGGACGACGGCTTGCCGCCATCGGACGACGGCTTGCCGCCGCCCTGCTCGGCGTCCATCTGCTCCTGCAGCAGCAGCTCGCGTCGCGCCTCCATCCAGTTCGGTGAGTCGATGATCTGACCCAGGCCGTCAGCCAGCGGCGGCAGGTCGTGCATCGCGCGGATCTCGTCCACCATCATGTACGTCCGGACCTTCTGCGTTTCGAGGTCGGCGAGCTCCTTCGGCGTCATCGGGCTCAGCCCGGTGAACTCGAGCGTGAAGTCCTCGCTGTTCGGCCACAGGATGTTCTCGTTGAAGATGCTGGCGACGAACTTCAGCAGAGGCTGCAGGCCCTTCGCTTTCGACTCGACGATCTTCACCTTGTTGGCGGCCTCGAACATGGCCTTCTGGCCCGAGCCGCCGTACTTGAAGTTCACCTCGATCGGGTCCATCGCGAAGATGGCGCACGCGATCTTGATCAGGAAGTCGAGCCAGTGCCCGAACTCCATGTCGCGGTTCGACTTGTTGAGGTCGATCCACTCCAGGTCCTCGGCGTTGACGATGGGCGTGCGCCACGCGTTCTCGACGCCGGCCACCATCTGGTACCACTGCCGCCGGAACGCGCGGAGCTGGCGCTCGGGCATCGGCCCCTTGATGTTGAGCAGGCCCTTGGCGATCGAGCCCTGCGAGAACTGCCGGCCGTTGTACTCCATCCCCCACAGCAGGTAGGTGACGGTGTTGACCATCATCTCGGTCTCGGACGTGCCGTAGCCGTGCGAGCGAATGTCGCTGCGCGGGTTCCGGACGCCGAACACCATCTCGCGCCGCGTGAACTCGCCGGTGACGACGTTGTCGTAGATCTGGACCGCGTAGGGCGCGTCCATCGAGTGGTCCGGCGCCAGCTTGGCGGAGTCGACGAAGCGTACGGTCGCGGGGTCGACGGAGTACCACTGACTCGGCCGGCCCTTACGGTCGCTGACGACCTCCATGTTGAGCTGGTCGTACATCAGCGTGTCGTTGGTGACCTGCCGGACGAGGTACTCCATCCCGTGCCGCTCGCGCCGGTCCACCTGGATCACGCCAGTCGTGAGCAGCCACTCCTCGAGGCGGCGCATCTCCTGGAGCTCGAACGCCTGCGGGGTGCGGTCGGTCTCGCGCAGCCGGATCCGGAACCCCGGGTCTTGCGGCGGCTGCTGTGGCAGGCAGAATGACGCCACCTGGTCCACGCGCGTCTTGATGATCGCGCGCAGGATCGGCAGCCGCCAGACCATCGCCTGCAGCGTGCCGTAGGTGATGGCGGTCGGCTTCTCCTTGTAGCCGAGCTGCTCGACCAGGGCGAATGGGTCCCAGTAGATCGCCTGGGCTTCGGTGAGCGGCTCGCCGGGGATCGCGCCGGTGGCCTGCGCCTTCGAGATCATCGCGTCGCGGAGCCCGGTCGACGGCGCCGCCGGGGCGAAGTCGCTGTGCAGCGTCCGGCCGAGCGCGCCACCCTTGACGACGGGCGCGCCCTGCGTGGACGACGCCGCAGCCTCGGTGCCGGGCGCCCCTGCGCCGCCTGTCGGCTCTGTGCCGATGTCCGCGCCCTCACCCTTGTCGAAGAGCGCGTCCTCGAGGCGGTCCAATCCAGCGGCGGCCGACTTGGCCGCGAAGCTCAGCAGGGTTCGCCGGAACGACCCCGTCTCGTTGCCGTCCGCCACTGGTCAGACCTTTCCTAGTCCTCGAAGTGCAGGTCGCCCGCGGCCGGCGGCATCAGCCGCTGCGACACCGACTTGGCCAGCTGCACCCGGGGGCCCGCCACGTTGGTGCCGGCCAGCCGGTCGGTGCCGCAGTCGGGGCACACCGTCAGCGCCTTGCTGAACCCGGTGGCGCAGTTGCCGCACTTGTTGAGGCCGTACAGCGGTGAGCTGGACGGCGCGCCCAGCTCGGGGCTCAGCGTGCCGTCCTCCATCGCCTTGGCGATGCGCTCGTCGGCGACGGAGCTGTAGGCCACGCGCGCGTCCGGGCCCTGCGTCCACTGCGTCCCGCGCGCGGTCGGCATCGCCACCGGGTAGTTCGCGCGGGGGTCGCCCTTGGCCACGGTCTCGGCCGGCGCCTCGTCGCCCTCGCTGCCCTTGGCCAGCCCCTCGCTGCCCTGCTTGGCGTTGCCCAGGCCGTTGGCGTCGCCGGAGCCCGCGCCGTTGCCCAGCTCGTGGCCCTCGGGGTTGCCAGGCTTGAGCTGCTGCTCGGGGTCCTTCTCGTGCCCGCTGCTGTCGAGCTTCTGCATCGTGCCGCCAGCGCCGCCAGGCGACGGCATGCCCTCCATGCTCTCGCCCTTGCTGACGTCGTCCGCCGGCACCTGGAAGTCCTTGATCGCCTTGAACAGCTCTTCGCGTTCCATCTTCTTCATCTCCTCGGCCGCGGCCGCTTCTCCATGAGAATACACGACCGCCTTGCCTACGGTCATCGGGGGGTTCGGGTGTCGCCGGTACGGCTTGCCGTCCCGCGTGTGCACGGGCTCCTTGCCTGGGGGCGGCGATGAGGGGTGCTCGTCCTTGGGGTGCAGCTCGGGGTGCGCGTCCTTCTTCTTATCGCTGCCGCCGTCCTTGTCGTGCACCTTGCCCAAGATCTTCCACGTGCCGTCCGGCAGCTTCTCCGCGCGCACGTACCCGCCGCGCGTCTTGCTGTAGTGCACGCGCACGGAGCCGGGTGGGATCGCGCGCTTGCTGTCTCCCATCACCTGCGTGACCGGGTCCGCGCGCCCGCGCTGCGGGAGCTTGTGCTGGGGGATGCCGAGCTTGGTCGACGCCTGCTCCCGCACGGCCGACACCGGCAGCTCCGTCTTGCGCCCCTTGCGCAGCGTCTGCCTGCGCGCGGAGCCGCCGTCCGTCGTCCGCCAGAACATGAGCGCTCGCTGGAAGACGGCCCGCCGGCGCTCCGGCTCGAGGCCGGCCTGGCTGTACAACCGGCCCATCAGGTCCTGACGGAAGACCGCCTCGTTGACGGCGCCGTGCGCAGCGTCGCGGACCATGCTGCCCAGCCGCTTCTCCGTCTGCCGATCCAGCCCCAGGCCCTTGGCGACGTCGTTGGCCCGGAACACCGGAGCCGAATGCCGCAGGAGCAGCTGCGCCTCGGGCACCGCGGCCGCTGTGGCCAGCTTCATCACCTCGGGCGCCACCGCATACGCCGGGTCGCGCTGCGGCACCTGCCCTGGCGTGCGCTCGCCGTGGTTGAACGGCGACAGCGACAGGCCGAGGGATGCGCGCATCGAGGACAGTGAACGTCGCAGCGTCAGCTTTGGCATGCGCGCCTCCCTCTCCATCGTGCCCACGCGACACGGACGAACGGCAGCGCCGCCACGAGCGCGAGGATCTCTTCGGGGCAGATGTGCATCAGAAGCCGCCTCCCAGGATCTGCGCAGCAGTCGGCGCGCCGAACGGGTACCCCTGGTTCTTAGCTGGAGGCTCAGTCGCGTGCAACACGTCCTCGGGGTGCCCGTCCACCATGCGCGCGTTGATCGTCGGTGGCCGACCACGGCCGGCGGGCTCCGCGCCCAGAACGAAGGCGTCGTCCTCGATGTAGTCGGGGCTCGCTGGATCACCCGTGCCGGCGATGTCGAGCATCAGCTCGTCGAACGCCTCCTTGTCGCCGTCCTCTTCGCCAAAGCTGAAGTCGAACGGGGTGTCGGCGAACGCGCGCTCGCAGATCCAGTTGGCCATCGGCAGGTCGTCGTGCTCAGCCAGGCTGACCACCTTACCCATCTGCACCGTGACGCCCTGCATCTCCTCAATCCACGCGCCGATGAGCGCGCGGCTCCGCTCGTCACCCATCGGCAGCCGGTACTTCCGGTTCTCGAGCAGCACGCGGAGCGCGGGCAGCCCCTTCACCTGCGAGTGCTTGTTCTCGCCAGTGTTGTGGTTCTGGATCGGCAGGTCCGTCTCGTTGCGGAGCTCGTCACCGTAGATGCGCTGCGCCTGGTTGCTCTCGACGTAGACCAGGTCGGCTTGGTAGCGCTTGGCGGCATGGACGATGAGCTTCTTCTGCTCGGTGTATTCGAGGCCCTTCTCCCGATAGATGTCCATGATCCACCGGTTCCCTGTGCTGTCGAGGCCCATCGTCCACACGACGGTGTAGTCCGCTGAGACCGAGCTGCTGAGGCCGAAGTCCACACCGATGGCCGTGAACTGGATCCCGAGCCTTCGCCAGAACTCCAGCGGCATGCCGAGGCGCACGTCCGGTTGCTCGACGTTCTCGCCCTCGAAGAGCCGCCGAGGGAACAGCGAGCTGCCGTCAGCGACGGGCTGGCACAGGTACTCGCGGGTGAACCGGATCGACTTGACCTCCTCCTCGATCGCCCGAAGGTCCTCCATCGAGTAGAGCTCTGGCCACAGCGGCTGCCCCTTGTTCGGCCCCTCCCCTTCGCGGATCGCGGGGTACCGGCGGAACTGGTACTGCGGGTTCTTCGACAGCAGCGCGTAGAGATCCTGGCGGTGCAGCGGCGTGCCGACGACGGCGATCTTGCCGCCGGGGATCAGCATCGGGCGGATGGCCTGGAAGAAGTAGTCGATCTCCTTGGCCCGCACCACCTCCGAGTAGGCCGTGTTGTCGTTGAACCCGTCGTCGACCACGATCAGGCGCGGGTGGCCACCGCGGACCTTCGTACCGTACCCGCTCGCGTTGATCGTGTAGCCGTTGGCCAGCCTGAGCCCCTGCGACGACCACTGCCTGCGCTCCTGCTCGCCGGGGAGAAGGTGCGCGAGCTTCGGGTTCGTTTCGAGCTGGATCTGGACCTTCTTCAGCAGGCGCTGGGCCTGCCGCTGACTCGCAGAGAAGATGACGCAGTCGGGTGGGTCGAGGCCGGCGCGCTTAACCCGGAACGCGTCCCACAACGGCAGGGCCAGGGTGAAGAAGTGGCTCTTGCCATGTCCTCGCGCCGCTTCGATGCAGACACGGTCGTTGTTGCATATGAGGTCCGACCATTCCTCGTGGTGCTGCGCGACGAGGAAGCGTCCAGAAAAGGGCGGTTCTGGATCGCCTAGGAGCTTCTCGCTCGCGAAGAAGGCCAGCGAGCGGCGGCACATCGCGTCGATGACCTTCCGGCCCACTCGCGGCGCATGAACGCTCACGCTCGCAGACTAGCACAGTAGCGAGCCTCGCTGGTTCGTGGTAGAAGCGCGGCCGGTGCCGCCCAGCGGGTCAGCCACGCTCAGCGTCGATCGCATCCTGCGCGATCCGGACGCCCCGACGCGTCAGACGCCAGCGCCGCGATCGCACACCTGCCATGTCCTCGAGCAGCCCTTGCCGCCCCAGCGCGCGCACGTGGTCGCGGGCCGTGCCCGTGGAGTTCCAGCCGAACCGCACGCACAGCTCCCGAAAGGTCGGAGGCGGCTCGTTGGCCGACCGCGCGCCCATGAACACGCGGAGCACCTCAATTTGCTTGTCCGTCACCATTGCTAGGGTTCTCCCTCGATTCGGCGGGGAGCGCGCCCACCTTTACGCGTAACAGTCCGGGCCTCGGCAGGGTACCAGAGCGCCGCCAGCGGCAACACAGAGCGCCTAGCGCCCCCTGCAGCGTTCAGGCCCATGGGTCCGTGGGCGGTCCGTGTATCGCATCGGCTATCGCCGCGCCGACCGACAGACCGAAGAGCACGGCCAGCAGCTTGGCCCACCACGGCGCGCCGGGCGCAGGGGTTCGGCGGCGACGCGTTCGGCCGATCGCGCGCGTCTCCCGGACGCACTGCTCCACGGCGAGCCGATGCGCCTCCAGCTCGGCGTCCGTCATCGGGCGCCTCATAGCAGATCGGCGATGTCGCGGTTGGAACCGCGGGGGTCCCCCGTGGTCTCCGGGACTTCCCGCTTCGGCGGCTCCACGCGACCCAGGACGGCGCGAAGGCGCTCGTCGCCCAGCTCCTTGCGGAGCGTCGCGAAGTCCTCCTCGAAGCGACGGAGCAGCTGGCGATCGACCTGGGCGATCTCGGCGACGCGCCGGCGCTCTCGGTCGGCGGCGCCGACCCGGTCCTCGGCCACCGCGAGGTCGGTCTGGAGCTTGGTGTGCTGCTGCTCGGCGACACGCGTCTTCGCTCGCGCCGCCTTGGCGGCCTCCAGCGCCTCGTCGCGCTCGGCACAGACCGAGGCGACGTAGTCGTCGCGCTTGAAGCCGAGCAGCACGACCTCGGCCTGCTCGAACACCTCGAGGATCGTCCAGCTGTTGCTGGGAATGTCGCTGCGCTCGGACAGCGGCACCAGCTTGAAGTCGGTCCACCCCGGGTAGCGCGGGCGCGCGACGCCCTTCGAGTCGAGCGGCGGCCGCGCGCCGTCACGCAGGGCCAGCAGCAGCGCTTCGGCGGCCGTCACGGCTGTGGTGTTGCGGGTGAGGATGTCGTCGTTGTCCATGTCGGTCTCCTTGTTGGTGGTGGCAGGTGGCGGGAAGAAGGGTAGCGAGGACGAGCGCGAGAGCTGGTCGAGCACGGCGTCCGGGTTCGCGGCGTACTGCGCGAGTCGTCGCGCGGTGGAGAGTTGCTGGCCGTAGTACTGCTTGAGCACGCCCTCGCCGAAGTCAGGAGACGGCGCGCGGGCCGCGGGGTGGCGGCGCGCAGCCCACTCGAGCGTGTGCGGGTAGCGCAACGGCGTCTGCGACGGAACGTGCGGGTGCGCCCACGCGACCCGGCCGTTGACCCAAGACAGCGTGAACGGGCGCGTCTCCCGACAGCGGCCATCCGCGATCGCGTCGGCGATGCGCGCGTCGAGCGAGCGCTCGCGCGCCTTGATGACGAACGCGGGCCGCAGCCGATCGAAGCCGTCGCGCGGCATCTGGCCGTTGGGGAGCCCGGAACCCGGCAGCGAGTACCGGACGCGGTTGAGCGCCGCGAACCTCCGGTCGATGTTCGACGCAGCGGTGGTGCCGTCAGCGCGGTCGTCAGAGTGGTCAGTCATTGAGCGGGTCTCCTAGCGGCGGTAGGCCGTGCTCGGCCCGTGCCTGGTCAATCGCCTTGCCGGAGATGTCCGGCGGGCCGTCGACCACCTGCACCCGGAGTGTGGGTACGAAGGCGCCGCAGGCGTGACACGGCGTCGCGACGGTCGCGCGCCCGTTACATCCGCTGCACGCCTGCTGCACGAGCGCCGCGTCAGTCAGCGCCGGCCGCAGGTCGACCTCGGGCAGCGGAGCTGGCGGCCAGACCTGCACCGGCCGAGCGTAGCGGCCGCCGTCCTCCTCGTAGCAGACGAAGCACGACACGAGGTCGGCGTCGAAGAACCGCCGCTCGCCGGCCTCGAGGCGCTTGAAGCTCTTCACCTTCGTCCACTCGCGCAGCATGTCGACCAGCTCGTCGATGTTGAGGGACTTGTAGCTGCCGAGCCACACGTCCAGGTGCCAGCCCTGCTGTCCGCCGCCGCCCCGACTGACCTCCTGCATCGGCCCGTCGTAGTCGCGGTACGCGTACTCGGTGCAGCGGTTCGGCATCGCCTCCGCGAACAGGGCGCCGCCATCGTCGCAGCCGACACACGTCAACATCACACCCCACACGTTCGCCATCACAAGCTCCCGGCAAGGAGCCCGACGGTCAGGCCCACGATCAGCCCGACACTGAGCCACAGCGCAGGGCTTCCGGCCTCGGCCGGCAGCGAGCTGCGAATCTGGCGACACTTGGCGTGGAGCTCTTGCGCCTCCCGCCAGTAGCCTTGCGCCTCGGCTTCGGCCATGCGCGCGTTGGCAGCGTGCAGCACGCCGTCGCTCATCGCCGCGACGGCAGCATCGCGCTCCAGGCCGCGCCCGCTCACAGCAAGCCTCCGTCGAAGCAGCCTTCGTCGAACAGCAGGCCGTAGCTGTCGTTCTCGGAACGCTGCACGCTGGCGATGCTGCCGCCGACACGCTGCACGTCGAGGATGCGCACGAGCTTCTTACCTGCCCACTTCGGGTGGGCCGTGGTTCCGAGGTTCCGTACGTCCTCGAACCACGCCAGCGAGTCCTTGAACGGCAGCGGCAACTCACCGGGACGCACCAGCGCGACGCGATTACCGCCGTGCTTCATCGAGACGAAGATGTCCTCGACCTCGTAGGTCGGTGCGCCGTCCGGAACGACGACACGCCGTGACTCGGTGCCAGGACGCGGCGTCACGGCGTCGAACATGTCCTGCGGCATCTCGACGTCAGTGTGCATCTTGGCCCAGTGCGCCGATACGCACGCGCCATCCGAGCACAGGTGGGCGCCGCACTTCGTGCACTGGCTCCACGGCTCGACGAGGACCCGGTCCACGGCGCACGCGTCCAGGCGCGCGTTGGCCCGAAGCTCTACGAGCTGGTCCATCAAGCGCTGAAGCAGGTCGATGATACCTCCGGGACGCCCGAGCGCTCGACTGCCCTCGCCGGCGTACTGCCGGTCGGACCACTCGTCAGCTCCGAGGTCCTCGAGCGCTTGGAGCGTGTCGCGGACCTGGTCGCAGACCTCGCCTGCGAACACCGCGTCCTCGTGCTCGGCGATCTCCGCGACGGACTTGAGCGCCTCGGACTCGAACCAGCCCACGCGGAAGCTGACCTCGTCTTCGGCCAGGTGTACGAGGGGTCGCCGGCGCAGGCGCGAGATCGGGCTGCGTTCCGAACCGCCGTCCGGCAGGCTCCGATGCTCGCCCGAGGTGGCAGCGAGCTCCATGAGCTCGGCGATCAGCCGCTGCGCCCGCGCATGCCAGGTCTGCTGCATCGCCGCTTCGCGCTCGGCTTCGTCGCTGGGTTCCAGCGTGTCGCCAGCGTGCAGCATGAAGACCTGCGTGCCGGCACCGAACCGTGCGGCCAGCGCCGCCCGCAACGCCGCGATCATCGTGGACGGGTACGGCTGATCGGTCCGCAGCGCGACGATGGGGTTCGGCGGCAAGTCGCCGAGGGCGGACACGACGATGTCGATCGCCGGCCACTCCGCCGGCGCCAGTGCACGCGTGGACGCGGTCCGCCGCCTCTCGGCAAACAGCCGCCTCCGGAGACGCTTGGCCTGCTCTCGCAGGCGCGCGCCTTCGCCCCGAAGCTCCTGCTCGGTCGCCGGGTCACGCGGCTGCGGGCCGCGGATGGACGACGTGCCGGGCGCGACGAGCGCAACGCTGGTTGCGGGCGCGCCGGTCGGCGAGTTGCGGTGCGCCCTCCGCAGCTTCTCGGACCACTCGACCTCGACGAGTACGTGCGGCGTCCCGTCCGCGTCGATCGACTGTACGGCGGCGTGTGCTTTCAAGATGTCCATCAGGTCTCTCCTCCTTGTTAGACGCGGAGCTGGGTCTTCACCGTGTCGACGTTCGCGGTCACGAGTCCTCCTCCGGGCGCAGGGACCGCAAGTACCGCAAAGCGGCTTGCACCTCGGCGAGCAGCTCCTCGACTTCCGGACCGGACTCGCCAGCGACGACGCGGCGCCCGAAGGCGAAGTCCTCTTTGACGGACCACTTCCAAAACTGCCGGCTGATGATGATGTTGTGGTAGCTGACCGCGACGGCGTACTTGTCGTCGGTGCGGCGCCGCCACTCGGTGGCGTACATCCCGAACTCGAGCAGCTGCAGCAGGCTGCTGCGCACGTTGTCGTCGTTCATGCTCGTGCGTCCTTCCTTGGCTCCTCGACGGCGTGCTCCGGACACAGCACCACGCGCACGTCATCGAACGTCGATGGGTAGCCGCCCGTGATCACGCTCCAGCCCTCGTTGCGCAGGCGCACGATCTCGTTGGTGTCGTTCGACGGCTTCCGGCCCGTGCGCCCGCCGTAGGTGCGGTACACGAGGTGTTTGCAGCCGTGCTTGTCGCACTCGACGCGCGCGAGGACCTTGATGCCCATCAGCCGACACGCTCCGCCGCGGCGCGGCACGTGGGGCACGAGATCAGCGCGAGCTGGGTGGTCCGGGCGACCGTGTCGCGGGCCCCGATCTGCGCACCGCACAGGCTCGCGCCGCCGCGGACGCAGTGCACCAGCGCGCCGCCCTGCTGCGGGTCCGGAGGCGGCAGCACCGCGAACGCCTCGGCCGGCAGGTCGTCCTCGTCGGGCGTGTGCACCGGAGCCCACATGCCCTGCGTGAAGCCTTGGCCGCGGACGATCGGGCGCCCGTCACTCGTGACCAGCAGGAACTCGCGCGTCTTGCGCTCGCCGTCGCCAGTGAGGAACGACTCCACCATGACCTCGGCGCGGGCCACGTGCAGGCCGGGCGGCTCCGAGAGCCGGTCCTCGGCGCGCCGGCCGAAGAACCAGTAGAACCCGGGGTCCGTCGGCCACTCGCCCCGCCACTCGACGTCGTCGACGCCTCGAGTCGCGCGCTGCGCCGCGTACGCCGCGGCGACCGCCTCGGGTAGCTTCTCGCGTCCGGCCCACGCCAGTTCGCCGTAGCCGGCACCTTCAGTCGCGGTGAGCACGAACGGTCCGAACGTCTCGTGGACGCGGAGCTCGGCGCCGTCGTCGAGCAGCTGCCAAGCCGCGTCCGGAAGGTCCATGCCGCGCTCCTCGGAACGCTTCGGGGTCCGGGAGTCTCGGAGCAGGTATCGGAGGTGTTGTGGTTTCATTGGAGTCCCTTCGGTTGAGTGCCATTCATGCGGCAAGGTAGATTGCAGGTCGTCGTAGAAGAGTGAGAGCGCGAACATGCCGTACGGTTCGGTCCCATCGCCGTCACTACTCACGTCGGCTCCGTGCGGCGGGGCATGTGAACGTGCAGCTGTACGTGGCTGGCAGCACTTCGTAAGGGAGGTCCAAGGTCACGACATCGCCGAGCGCACCAGGCTCGACGAGCGTGAACTCGGGCGCGTAGCCGACCACCTCACCGTTGATGCGAATGGTCGCGAGCGCCCTGGTCGCGGGAGGCGCGCCGCTGCCTGCGAGGGCCCCCGCACCGACAGCGACCACTGCTACCGCGGTCCCGGCAAACTGCCAAAGGAAGTCACGTCTCGTCGTCGCGGTGTGGCTCATTCTTGTGTGGTACCACACAACTGTGTGGGTGGCAATAGTTTCTGTACGGACAGTCACGCGCGCGCGAGCGCCCCGCCACGGAACCGCGCTACTCGCGCCGCGCCCAGAGCGCTTTGCGGAACTGGACCTCGGCTCGATGGAGCCGGAACAGGCCGAGGCCGAAGGCGAAGG